GCAGCGGATTCGACAACGGCACGTATTTTGACTTCGACACATCGCACGCCGAAAAACTGGTGTTTACTACCTCGTATCACCACATGAACGAACACGGATACTACGATGGTTGGACAGAGCATACCGTTACGATCACGCCATCTTTTATTGGCGGATTCAACATCCGCGTTAGTGGCAGGAATCGGAACGATATCAAATCGTATATCGGGGAAGTGTTTGCCAATGCACTACAGACGGAAGTGACGCGCTAACGCGCGATAAGGAGAGAATGATGACCAAGGTAAACACGACCGACCGCGTTATCACGCGCGACAATTTCGAGTTTCGGTACTCGCCTGAAGACTTCGTCAACGCCGATAGTGGCGAGTTTGACGGAAGCGATGCGCGCATGGACCGCGCATGGGTGATCCACAATGCTGGCTATGTGCTAGCGATTGTCTTCGCGGAGTACTACGCATACAGTGAACAGGACGCGCTAGATGAGGCGTGCGACCGTGGCAAGCTCGACTCGCTTTTGTGTTCAGAGGAAGATATGAAAGACTACCAAGTAGGCGTTAGTGACGATGGATTCCCGGAGTATGAGGGAATCTATTACCTTGGCAACGCCAGCGAACCATTTGCAAGTGAAACGCTGGATTGTTTCTGCGTGAAGGCGTCCGCGTTCGCCACTGATTCGGTTATCGCGGCTGTTATTGCGGCAAATCAGGAGTAGTCCCCTCCCCCTGTCCCATTAGCGATAGTGGGCATGGGGGAGCGGATTACCGCGACAGAAGGAGAGATGAGATGCGAACCAAACTAGACCGCGATACCGAACGAGAGGCGCGATGCATAGCCAGCGTGCGGGAAAACTATCAGACCGCCGTGGTCTGCAAATGGACCCATGCTGAAGTCATGATCGCGTGGGATAAACTGTCCGCTTCAATCGATTTTAAGCGATTGCCGATGTTCCGCCGTCACGCCGTGCGGGCTATCAATACGCACCTGTTCTATGGTCCGGGGAACATGAGTATATATCAACATCTGGAGTACCGGATGTTGGGTCCAGACGGCAAGTACTACGCAAAGTTTGAGGAGTGGCGCGCGCTATTTCCCGATGGGGATGGATCGCTCATTTCCGATGGGAAGCATTTCTGGAAGGGTACGAATAAAGCGTACTAGTCCCCTCCCCCTGTCCCATTAGCGATAGTGGGCATGGGGGATGGCGATTAGCCTACCGATAAAGGAGAGACAATGCATACTCACATTCAAAAATGGACTCGCCCGCAGTACTACATGGGCGCAACGTGGGAAGACTGGTATAGCGCGGGTGTTGGCCAATCGCGCGACTCTGACGCCTTGGAACGTGCCAACTTCCAAGCGATGTTAACGCTATTAAAGGAGTGTCCTGAAGTTGAGGCAGGTGACGAATTCGGTTTGCAGGTAGTCCGCGAGTCCCATTGGGCCGTTGGTTGGGTGGAGTGGATTGCTATTCACGAATCCAACACGGCCGCGCTCGAAGTAGCCGATAAAGCGTTGGCGCGGCTGGATGACTATCCAGTATTGGATGAAGACCTGTTTTCACAGCTCGAAGATGAGGAATGCGAGACGGTATGGCGCGACTGCTACGACATGCGCGAACGTGTTGCGTATTTCCGTAAGCACTCGCATACCGTGACCGACTGGCGGTCGCTCATGGGGGCAATGCGGGGTGACTGGGGATATGCTGCGAACATGCTGCACTGTCCTAATGATTTGATTGCATAAGGGGGAACGATGATAACCAGGGAACAAGCAAGCGCCAACATGCGGGAACGGGTTTCAATCTTCCCCACAAAACGCGATGCTATCGCGTGGGTCTATGACGATATGGGAGGGGTATCCGGTTCTCAGATGCACCACTATAACGCTGTGAAGCATGGCGCGTGGTGGGTGCTATACCATCAGGGCCGCATGGTGATTAACAGGAGCTATTAGTCCGCGCTCCCACGTCATTCCTTAGAGTGGCTTGGGGGAGTCGGATTACGGCTTGGAAAAGAGGAAACCATGTTGATATTGAACGGCAAGAAATTTGCCAACGGGAAACGTACGGTAACCGATACGCTATTCCAGACGGGCGGTACCGCCGTTGGATGGTACAAACGCAATGCTAACGGGGTATTGCTCTACAACCTGAAAGGCGAGCGGATCGGCGGTATCAATGCCCATGGGGTACTGTACCGATCAACGAAGGTGGACGGGCGGTACTGGCACCAATGTGCCGAGCCTCATGAGGTCGGAGAGTATTCCTCATATCGGCAACGGGTTGAGGAATCGCGGGCGGCGGTAGGGATAGCGTAGGAAAGAGAAAACCATGTTCACAGAACTACATTCAGTCACCTGCAACGGCATTCATAGCCATTTCAAAGGAACCCGCGAAGTTACCACATCCGAAAACGGCATTAGCGTAGGCGATACCGTCACCTACGCGGCGTTCACAGACTCCAAGGGGAAGTATCACCCGGCTATTCACGGGTTGAAAGTGGAATCTATCACCGTCCACTCTGAGCGGTACGGCACCCATGAACGGATTCGCGCCACTGGCGGTGGTTTCCGCTACGTCGAAGGGAACGCGAAGTTTTTTGAGGTCCGCTAGTCCCCGCCTCAGCCCTACCCGCGCGGTAGGTCTGGGGGGGCGGATTCCGGCCCAGAAAAGAGGAGAGATATGAAGACTGCATACGATATGGCACACGTTAAGAGCGTTACAGCGGTAGCGTTGACGTTTGACGGCAAATTCGCCGGGCGCATCGTCGCTAATTGGAGCGACAACCCGATGGGTAGCGTTTGTACGGCTACCGTTGGGATTTGGGATGGACCGTTGAAGGACATGCCCAAGAAGACAGCAAAGGCGGGCGGCTACGGCTACGATAAGCTCTCGCAAGCGTTGTCCGAGGTGTTTGGGGGTGACTGTCCCGATGCTGGCCGCGAGTCGGTCTATGCGTGGCTTGAAAAGCAGGGGTACGGCGTTATGGGGGTGATCTAATGGCCTACCAACGCAAAACCCGCGACGAATACCAGATATGGCAGTACTGGGGCCAGTGGGAGGAAGTGTGCTATGAGGACACGTGGAAGGATGCCAGGGCGCGATTGAAGGAATACCGCGCCAATCAGCCGGAAGCGGCTTGCAAGGTGATTAAGCGGAGGGTAAAGGTATGAGCGTAGCGTATTTGTTCATCTGGGCGCTGGGCGTGCTGGCGTTGTGGTGGGCGTGGAGGGAGTACCGATGAGGATAACGAAGGCCGCGTTTTATCGTGGTGGTGGGTTGTCAGATCCACGGCACTACAGGCGCATGTACGGCGGTCGGTGGTACTACTACTCGCGCTAGGCCGCATTCTCTGCCGGGTGACAGACGGCAGGGGCGGACGGCTTAGGCTGTACGAGAGAGAAGGAGACGGATGAGACATACAGAGGGACCGTGGAGCTTAGACTTCGGCGACGATGGCGCGGTTGTCTATAAGGAAGGGGTGGCCGCATGAGACGGATGATAACCGAAGAGGACGAGATAGAACGGAGTAGGCGCTAAGGCGTCCGGCCGGGCTGGCGACAGCCCCGCCACTGGGCGGCATCCTGCGGGGTGCCTTCCAGCGGTGATAAAGGACACCGGAGAAGAGAATGACGACATACAGACTGTACGACAACAAGACAGGCATCGTTATCGGCCTCACGGCGGGCTACGATATCTGTGATCCGAAGGACTCCGACTGTGTGGTTAAGGTGATCGGAAGGAGGGCGTATGCCTCATCAATTAGCGAGGCGCAATGGTCGATCCGGGCGGCGTATATTGAGCGGATGGTTGCGGCTGGAACGGTATCGCGGGAGTACCGGGAGATGGTCGATTATGTGAGAGGTATGCACGCATGAAGACCTACTGCTACGTCACAGCCGAGTGCTGCCGTATCCTGCGGACGGCGAAGCCAGGGGAAGAAGTGGATGGACGGCCCGGTGTCGAAGCACGGCGATTTCATGCCGTGGTGGTATGGCAAACGGGAGACGCTGAAGATGGCACAGGGGAGCGGTTATATGTTGTGGGCCGCGCTGGCGGTGTGCCGGGAGATGGGGTGGGAGGATCGCCAGCGGGCGGCGTAAAGCCCGTAGAGGAGATGAGATGAAAAGCTTAACCACAGGGGTACACGCTGCTGATGTAGTGTTCTACAGCCACAAAGCGCGGCTTGAGTGCATCGAGGCCGCTATCCACCAACTAGGACGCTTGCGTCATGAGTGGGGGTTTACGATTGACGCGCTGCCTCCAGACATTAACGACGCGAGAACGGCGTTGTGGAAGGCGTACTACGCTGAACAGAAAAGGCGTCCGGCGTTGGTGCCAGAAGCGGAGGAATCCAATGGGACTGTCAGATAGAGCATTGCGCGAACTGATGCGGATACTGGAAACGGGTAAAGTGCCGACCGATGAGTCCGCCGCTTCTGACTTGTATTATGCGGTGCGGGAAGCGCTGGAGAGTCGGTCACTGTTGCAATCGAGGCGCGACGCGATGAAGGTGCTTGGCGAAGAACTGGAGCAATGCCGTATTGAACTGGCTGAGTTGAAAGCGGTAAAGCCATGACCGCCGCCACCCGCGACTACCTGCTGAGGCTGGCGATAGAGGACCGGGACAGGCTGGCCGAGTATTTAGTGCATCGCGGTGAGTCGCACAGCCCCGCCTGGGGCGAGGCAGCGGCGGCGGTGAAGGAGTTGTTAGAGATGAAGGTGAAGGGAGGTGATGCTATCGAGTAAAGCGAACGCTTTAGACCGTCGATTCAGTAGCCGGTGCTGGGCCGTCAAAACCAGCACCGCTGCTTATGCGGTGTGACAGACCGTATAGGGAGCGGGTGGAGAAGAGAGGGAAGGGTATGACACAGGAAACAAAAGCGGCGTTGATCCGCTTGGCAAAAGATGAAGCAGGCAGAGCGGCTGATAACTTGTACCGCGCAAAAGCAGCGGCACGAGGGAGAGATGCCTCGCTTGAGTGGGGGCAGAGCGGGCAGTCGCTCCAGTCGATCATTGACGAGTACCAGCAGCACCACGACAAAGCATTGGCGGTGGTGACTGAACTGGGCGGATCGATGGAGCATGAGCCGATGTTTACCAAGGAGTCCGCATGACCACCGCCATCTGCTTGGTTCTATGGCTAGCTGGCGTGGTGTGGCTGGTGAGGAGTTCAAAATGACGACAAGTAAAGCCATCACCGAACTAGAGAAGCGTCACGCCTGGGTGCTGAACAAGTTAGAGCAGACTGGCAACAGTTACCTGTCCGCAGAGGCGTCCGCCTTGGAACACGCGATCGACGCCTTGGCGGATAGGCTACTGCGAGAGAGGTCGGCCAGGGCCGCGCGGCGTGCCGTACTGGAGATGCTGAACGGGCGGGTGGATGTATGACCACCTGCCGTTCACACTGGGACGATGTAGCGCCATACGTGGGCTATGAGTGGGTGTCCCGGCAAGCGCTGTGCGAGGTGTCGGGTATGGCTTCCGGCAACGTGCAGCGCGGTCTGTCGTGGGCGCGGGACCATGGCGTGCTGGAGGAGGCGTTTGAGAAAAATAACGGGCGGCTGCGGTCGATTTATCGGTTGCGGCAGCGCGGGTAACATGTTAAGCTGTGGAAGTATTATGACACTGAAGCAGTTGTTCTTAACGTCGCACCTACCGGGGACGGCTTCCGAGGTGGCGCGGCGATCAGGCAAGAAGGCCCCCAACGTACACACAACGCTGGTCCGGCTTGAGAAGGCCGGGATCGTCCGGTCCTACTACGTCAAGGCTACGCGGGTGTTTGTGTTGGCGGAGAAGCGGTTTAAAAGGAGAGAAGGATGACGGATATTTTGGTTCGGATTTGTGTGGGCCTGAGCGGCTTCATGCTGTTCGTCGGCGGCATATCGGTGATCGCAGAGGATAAGCGCATATCAGGCGGAACTGCTTCTGTTCTCGGCCTCATCACCATCCTCCGCGCGTTGGGGGTGCTGTGATGGGCGCGGTATGCAGCGTGATCTGCGGCTTGATCGTCGCCACCATCGGCATCTGCGTGTGGATCGATGACTGGGTAGACGACAACCAGCGCTGGGCGTCTCTCGGCATCTGCCTAACGCTTGGCCTAGGCACGATCCTTCATGCGGTGGGGGTGTGGTGATGGAGCGTATCAAGCGCCTCGCTTATTTCATTTGGCGCGGACTTCCACCCGGAAACGAGCTTGACGACATCACCAGCGAGGCCGTACTTGGTGCCTTGCAAGCGCGTGAAGGCTGCGAAGTAATTGCCGCCAAGCGGGCCATCATCGGATACCTGCGCCGCTGCAATCCGGGATCACGCGGGACACGCCGCCAATGCCTGCAAACGATTTGGTGGATGCCGACCGGAGAACCGAGGCAAGAGCGCATAGCCTTGGATTCCGAAGTGCGCGTACGGCTGCGACGGGCGGTCGATGTTTTGACGGCGAAGGAATTGGCGGTACTGCAAGCGTGCTATTGGGACGAGACTCCGCAATCCGAAGCCGCGAGGATCATGGGTACGACCGAGGCTTACTATTCAAGGCTGAAGTCTAAGGCTTTGGCTAAATTGAGAGTCGCGATGGGAGAACTGTAATGGACGAAACACTACGAAAGCTCGACGAACTGGCGCTGGAGTTGAAGCTGCTGACGACGGAGATGCGGGAGGTTGGGCCGCGATGTGAGTTGAAGTGGGACTTGCAGGCCCAACTAGAAGAAGCAAAGCAACTGGCGGATACCCTCTAAACACCACCGCCGCCCAAGGAGATTGAAGGCGGCGGGGTGGAGGACGGATAGGAGTGACTGATATGAGTATACACGAGGAACTGATTGCCTGCATCAAGCGGGCGGAAGAGGCGGCAAGGGCGAAGGAGTACCGGAAGTTCTTGCTCACACTGGAACACGCGGAGTTCAAGGCTTCGCTGCTGGCGCGGGAAGAGGAGCAACATGAGCATCGAGACAGCGCGTAGCGTCCTCATCAGAACAATGCACATGGACGCCGAGGGTCTGTTCCCTTCTCCCATCCGCGACCAGATGCTGGCGGTACCGTGCCGCCGGATGCTGCGCGAGATCCACGGCGGCGTGTGGCGTGCGATCGCAGCGTGGGCTTGGCTGGATATCTCACTGAAGGTTTGGCTGTTGCGGTCGCGGGTGTACTTGACGAAGGAGGAGAGGATGTATGACTCAGCGCTCGAAGATCCAGGTGCGTGGCCGGGACATCATGGTTACCGTGACTGACACGACGATTGAGATGAACTTGTTCGGGTTTCGAGAGCGGTTCGTATTGGCGATCGAGCAGGCGTGGGAGATGGCAACCAAAGCGCAGGACGCGCCGCCGCCAATCACGCAGAGGTCAAAGAACTCGATCGTCGCCTCGTTCGTCCGTCACCGTGGTAAGGCGTCTGTCTGGTTGCGTCACGATACTGGCGAGGAATTGACCGAACGGCAGTTGCGTATGGCTGGCAAACGTGAGCGGCGTGCCGTGATCCCTGTGTACGGTATGCCGAATGAAGCGGTTAAAGGAATGGGACATGGTGGATAGAAAAGGAGAGGATGTATGAGTAACAAAACCTGCACGGTCACCATCGCCGACATCTACGGCGAAGATTGGTGTGGCAATGCCTGAAGCCACCGTCACCCGCACCGGCACGCGCATTAGCCGGATCCGGTTCAAGGTCACCGAGGAACCGCCGCTGATCGAGTACCACCGGATACTAAAGCAATTGCCTAACGATCGAGCGCGGCGCGAGTGGGTGGCTCGGCCTGTCGTGATCGAGGTAGTGGATGGGTGGGCGGAGGTGAGGGAGCGATGATCACCCACTGCCGCATGATCGACAACCGAGGGGGGATTCGGGAAGGGCTGATTGAGATGGAAGTAAAGGACACATGGTTTGGCTGGCACGCGGTGCCGCCGAAGCGAGTGGACGGGTTTGAGTTCGACCACCTGACTGAACGAGGGGTGGCGGTTTATTTGGAGGTGTTATGAGACGATCAAAACCAACAGCCGATCTGCCGATGGCGATCTTGTTCTTCATTTGCTTGGCGCTGGGGGCGTGCAGGTGACACCCGTTAACGAAATCCTCATCCGCTACATTAACCGGCTGGAGGACGACATCCAGCGCCTGAATAAAGAGGCCAGCGCATACAGGTCCAACCCGTGTGGGACCGACATCAAGAAGGCGATCCACGATGCGTCGAATATGCTTGGTTTGCTGAAGACGTACAAGATTACCGACCCGGATATCGTTGCGGTGGAGTGGGTGCTGGAGGCAGCGAAGGAGTTTGTGCTGTTGCGGGGATGCAAGCCATGACCCGCCGCTCATTCATGAAAGCTGCTACTGGATTCGCGGTGGCTATGCCGGTGGCGACACGCACCGCCATAGTGATGGTGCCAAAGAAGTACACGATGACGGTAAGCACCCCGATAACAATACCGCCGTTTAATGGCGGGTTCACGATATATTCGTATCCGTATGTAGACCTAGACCTGAAGGCAGTATTAGGAATAAAGCCATGACTCTCACCGACCACTACCAAATCTGGTGGCGACAGCATAACGACAAGGTGATCTGCGGTCGCCGCGCGACGACGAGTTGGAAGCAGTTCACTGGGCTGCATAAGCTCGCGCCGAAGCAGTTTACGAGCGAGGCCGTGGGTAAGGAGATTGCCAGACTACTGAAAACCTACTCCGCGTCGACGGTACGCCGGTCGCTGGCCGATCTGTCGGTGTTTTCCAAGTGGCTGCTCGACCAGAAGCTGATCGCGGAGACGCCGAAGTGGAAGACGCCAGCGGAGTCGAAGCCCAGGCAGCGGTGGCTGACGAAGGAGGAGATGCAGAAGTTGCTGGAGGTGGGGCGGCGTGTAGACGTGCCGATCTGGTTCGACTGGGTGCTAAACCTGTCGTTTCTCACCGGGCAACGGATCACTGCCGTTCTGACGCTCCAGTGGGAGCAGATCCAGCACGGAGTGATTGACTTCAACATCGGCATGTCGCGGCGTCACAAGCGGCGCGGGGTGATCCCGGTTACGCCAGCGATCAAGGTGATACTGGACGAGTGCCGTGGCAAGTCGCCGCGCTACGTAATCACCAATGAAGGGGAGATGATCTCGCGGGATCGGTTCGTTTGGCAGTGGAAGAAGGCTTGCAAGTTGGCGGGGATTGATGGCGCGGTGCCGCATACGATGCGGCATTCAGTCGCCAGCCATCTTATCTCCAATGGAGTCCCTGTCTTGGAGGTATCGCGATTGCTCGGGCATTCATCCACGGCGATAACCGAGCGCGTGTACATGAAGCTGGCCCCCGACTTCACCCGCAACGCATCAAACGCCATGGCGGAGATGTTGAAATAGCCGCTTATCCCAAATTCCAGAGGAAAAGTCTATAGCTTTCTGCGACCCAATGGTAGATTAGGTCAAGTGGTGATTATAGATAATAATGAGCGGTATGGTGATTGCACATCTGAAGGATGCTCACCCGACTGTCTATCTGTTCGCCGCAACCGCCGTGTTAGTGGCGACAAAAATCGCTCCAGCAGTTTGGAGATATGCCCGTATGGTTTACCAGATCGCTAAAGCAATTGAACGATTGAATGCGCTACCCGATCGATTCGATGCCCTTCTGAAAGAAGTGAAGCCGAACGGGGGTAGCAGTTTAAGGGATGCTATTGACCGTACAGCACGGAAGATTGATGAACTTGGCGACTCGATAGTCCGCATCGACGTGAGGCACCAGACGCGATGGAAGATGGCGGCTGGCGTGGCAGGGTGGGAGTCGGACTCAAACGGCAGATGCACAGCGGCGAACTCTGAGTTGTGCGAGTTGCTGAAGATGGGCGAGGGCGAGATCCTGGGCAGCAACTGGAAGAACTTTATTCACCCAGACGATGCCAACCGGGTGTTCAGCGAGTGGGCGCGGGTCGTTAGCGAAGGCGCTGACTTTAACCTTGCCGCCCGCTATATTGCCTCAGATGGGGTGATTGTTCCAGTGAGACTGAAAGCACATTCGATGTCATCGAACGGCAGGGTATTGGGATGGATTGGCGTGGCCGAGCCTATGGCTTGATGGCGTCTTTGTAGCGCTCGATGACCGGCGCGGCCAACTCTAGCTTCCGCTTGCGTAATTCTTCGAGTACCTTGCGCCCTTGCGCTGGCGTTATATTCCCAGCCTTGATGTCGCCACGTACTTGCCGCTCCACTTTGGTCATGTCACTCATGCGCTTGTCGGTAGCGCGTGTCGCAGTCTCAACCTTCGCTGCTTTGTTCAGACGCTCGCGGTCGCCTTCTTCGGCTGGCGTCTTGGACTTTGCCAGCATAGACAGGGTGTTCTTGGCTTGCTCGGCTACGTTGCGGATCTCGTAGAACTCAAGCAGCTTGCGAGCGCCGTCTTCGCGCTGGAACATGCTGCCGAATACCGGCATCTGGCTGAGTTTGCGGTCAGGGATGTCGGCTACTGTTCCGGTCGGGTCTGGGCCAGCCAGCACGTCAGCGAGATTTACAGCGTACATGGCGCTAGTGCCGAGGTACCCACGCAGGATGTGGTCTAGTTGGACTGGGGAGAGACTGCTGTACCGCGCCACCTCCTTCGCTAACTCGCTGGTGTTCTCATCGTAGCGGTAGTCCTTATCCAGCTTCCGCATCCACGGCTGCTCGATCTCTCGCCCACGGAATCGGTCCATGTTGTTGCTGACCTCGTACACCGGGTTGATAACGTGAGGCATGTCGAGTTTCATATTTCCACGCAGGAAGCGATCAAACGAACTGAGTGCTTCAGTCCACTCCTCATTCCCCATCGCAGCCGCCACAAACCGTTCAGGCAAAACCTTAGCCACAAAGCCAAACTCAAATGGAATCGGCACCTTCACCGCTTCGCCATCACCAGTCGGCACAAACCAGTTGTTGTCGCGCTCCTCAGGGGTGGCATTCTGCCATGCAGGGAGTTGGCTGACAAGCGCAGCGTAGATCGTAGATAGCGCTCCGAGGTACGCAGCACGGCGAAGCATTTGAGATTTCATCTGCGGATTAGCGCCCTTGCCCATAGCCGACCGATACGCCACATCCAACCCCTGCCACCGGGCGTTAAGGAACGGCGTCATAGCGGTGAGTACCTGCGCGATCGGACTGGCCCCGCGACGGTTGAAGTTCAGTAGTTCCCGCGCCTCGAAAGCAGCCTGCGCCTCATCGCCGCCAGTGCGTTTCATGACGGATTCAAAGACGGTGATGCGGTTCGCCGCTTCCGACTTCTTGGACTTATCTTGGAACCACTTCAGCGGGTTCTTTGTTGGTCCGTCCATCAGTCCTCTGATGTTGGCGGCAGTACCGCCAGCGCCGCCATCACCACGGATCCCTGCATCGACTACGCCAAGGCGCTCCAAGTTCTTGAACGACTCGGCTTCCTTTAGTGCTTTGGTCGCATCGGCTGCAATGTTGGCGAATGGGACCGGCGTGTATCCCTGCGCCCACACCATCATCGAGTCGCGAAGCATGTTGCGCACCATGAAGGCAGGAAAGAGGGTGACAGACTCGCGCAGGAAGTTTCCCGGCATCGCGGCAAGTTTCATCACAGTACTGGCTGGTATCCGTGAGGCGGTGACAGACTCGTAAAGAATTGGATCAGTGATGACAAACTTCTTAGGCTTGCCGTCGACGTACAGCGTGACTTGGTTTTTGGCAGGCGATCCTTTTTGCGCCTGCTTCATGTACCCCATCTGCATCCCATCGCGAGCCACACGCTGCATGGCTTCGTTCTTCATCGCCATGGACGTGAGTGCGTTGACGTTGCGAACGATGTTCTCAATAGGATCGGCGATCTCGCGAGTGCTACCTTTTAATTTCTGAATATTTCCGGTTCCGCTCAACGCCCCAGGCCCTTGCGCTGTGACTGCCCCGGTGTCAGGGTCAACGCGATAAAACGGCAGGTACGTCTTCGCCTTCCAGTCGGCAGCGGTGGCGGCATCGATACGTCCAGACGCTTGCACTGCATCGACGACGCTGTCATTGAACTGCTTCCACTGCTGCGCCGCATCTCGCACTTCAGCATCATTGCCGTAGTTGACGTACTCAGCAATCTGCTGCGGCGTCATCAACTTTTCGCGGCCCTGCGCCATTAGTTCCTGGCCTCGCTTACCAGCAATGTAATGGAACACTCGGTCGAGCTTGCCGTTATTGTACGCCTTGGTGAAAAAACCATCCTTGCCAAACGGAGCAGGACCGTCTTTCTTAGCGCGGAAGTATCCATTGCCGGGAGTGCCGACGAACTCAAGCCCACCGTTCTTCAGTGCAGCAGAAGCGTATTCGCTGGACACGTCAGCCGCACGGACAGCAGGGATCGATCCGACCTTGGCATTTGTCGCCGTGCCAACTTGCTGCGACAGCTTCTCGATCCCTGCCCTCGCGTCGAGCGCTTGCTGGCGAAGCGATAGTCCAGCGCCACCGAGCGCCCCAGGCGTAGCGCCAGACTTCAGTTCGTCGATCTGCTTTCGGAGCTGACTGCGGCTGTCTGGCTCGGCGAATATGCGACCGTTGACGGGGAGTTGTTGGACTGACATCCGCTGTTCGGTTGTCGGCTTCACTTCCCCGCTATCATCCGTATCCGTCAGCCAAGCCCTGATGTCGTACTGATCTACGGCTTCCGTGGCTTTCGCGGCATCGACGGCTGGGATGTCTTGCGTGGTCCCGGCTTCCGCACTGATGCGCCGTTCGGTATCGACACCTGCTTGGTCATTTGCGACCGCGTTATTGACGGCATAGTTGCCTTCCCTTCTTCCAATCTCGCCACTCTTAAACGCCGAAGCGACATCGGCTGGCGACTGCATGTTGTTCGACTTGAACGCATTTCCGATGCGCTGCAACGTAGACATCTTCTGTGCGGCAATGTCTTTCGCTGGCCCATCGAGCGAAAGTTGCCCCGCCATGTAGCGCTCCAGGCCGCGAGCGATCGCTTCTTCCTGGATGATGTCTGGCCGGTCTCCATAAATCTCACCATACTGGCGGCGCTCGTCGTCGGAGAGAACGCTGTTGGGGTTCAACGCGCCTTGAAGGATGTTCCACTCAGCATCGTTAAACAAGCCCATCGCCTTCATGGCGTGGACTGCCTCGTGATGTAGTGTCTCCTTCATGGCCTTCGGATCCTGCACCGCCATAGCCAGCGAGATGATCTGGTTGGCGTAGGATCCCTTGGCATTCGGCTGGACCTTGAGGTTGTCGACGAGCCGGGTAGACACGATGTCATCGACGCCCAAGCGCTGCATCTCGCCGAAGATGCTGTTCGCTAGTTCTGACTGCTTGCCTTCTTCGAGCAGTTGGCGTTGCGAGGCTACGGTGTTGGGGGATGGGGTGGGTTGGCCGAGGTTGTAGCGAGGCCCCATCGCAGTCGGATCAACGATCACCTTACCGTCAATCAACTGAGCATCGCCACGAGTCACCATGTGGTTGATGATCTGGGTGGCGACCTCTGGCTTGACCTTCGCTTGCTTCGCTACTGCCGTCATGCTGACCGGCCTTGTGTTAACTCCAGCCGCGCGCCCAACCTCCAGTGCTGACCGATACTGGTCGCGACTGAACGGCAGGTCAGCGAACTCGTTGATCTCAGCGATCTCTTGCGGCTGCACCGCCTCGCCCAAACCTTCGGCGCGATAGCTGTCGACCTCAGTGATCTGCTCTGGGGTGAGTTGATCGAAGTTGCGGCCAAAGAGTTCACGGCTAACGCGCTGCCGTGCATCGGCGTCACGCTCGTTGGCGATGCCAGTTTCGGGTACGGTTACTTGCGACTGCTTTTTCTGGAGGCGAATGGCGTCGGCTTCTGCGCGGCGCTGTGATTTGAGTTGTTCGGCTTGCTGGCGAGCAGCGGTAGCCTCAGCAATGATCTGCTCCCTCGTCGGCATCGGGCGGATGCCTTCTCGTCGGATCTCAGTGGGTTGCTGGTCGGTGGCGATAGCGCCTTCGTCCGTGAGGATAGCGTTTTGTACTGGCGGCTTTGGTCTTGGCTTGTTGGGAGTGACGCCGCGAGGCTCTGACGGGTTTGCCAACAAGCTATTGACGACATCCTGCCCCTGCAGCCGCTCATACAGAGCAGGCTCCTGCGCCATGATCTGGTCAAGGAACGACGGGTACTGAACGGCGCTTGCGTCGATAGCGCCTTCGTCGGTCAGGCGAACTGGCGGTGCGTCGGGTGGCAGTGCGGTTGGCAGGCCTGGGGTAGGACGCTGCACCGGATCGGGCGCAAGATCTATCGGCTGCGTCAGGTGGTCAATCACCTCTTGATCAGACATACCCATCTTGCGCAGGTCTTCATAGCTGCGATCGAGGTGCATCCCGCGCTGCGCGTCCAACTCAGACAGCGGCTTGCCATACAACCCAAGAGACAACTCGTCCAGAATTTCGTTGCGAGTCGGCCTGCGCTGCTGCACATACTTCACTTCCGGCGTGCCATCCATCTGCGACCGAATCCCGATCGCTTCCTCGTCACCCGGTAGAACTTCGGGGGCGGATTGGCGGGCGCGTTCTGCGGCTATATTTTGGCGACGGGTGTGGATGTTCTTAGCCGTCTTGCGCAAAAGAATCTGGTTTATCAGTTCAAGACCGGCATCTGCTCCGCCGCCCGCGATGGCGTTATCCATCAGTCCTTCATCTAAAGCCTGTGCGGGATCGTATGTAGACTTGATGGCGGCGTTAGCAGCAAGCTGCTGACCGGACTCTACCGCTGCCCCGCCGAGCGCCGACAAGCCAGTCTCCAGCGCTGGCCGTAAATACGACTGACCGCTGATTTCAGCAGCCTGTTTCAACGCCTCGTGCTTGGCGTACCCAGGGAGAAACCTACCAATACGGCCAATATTAAAAGCATCAAGAGCAGCCGATGGCATAGCAGCCACCGCCGCAGCAGCGGAATCTTCCGGCGCGATAGCCATCCCCGCTGCTCGCTTACGGTCAGCATCCTGCTGCACCTGAGAAGCCTGCTGTGATGCGCCAAGGATATACGACAAGGCTTTTGCCCCACGCATCCCGGCTGCACCTGGGATCATCATGCCCGCGACTTGCCCAGCAACGTCGCCAATCTGCCTGCCAATCACAGGGTTGCCAGCATCATCCTTCTGGTCTTGTGGTACCTCTGACAAATACCTAGACACTGGGTTATCGCGGATGAACTTTGCCGCGTCAAGCATAGGCGCTGAAAGTTGATGCAGCCCTACGTTCGCGCCGTATCCAGGACCAGCCTCAGGCTCGCCAGCCGTAACAGCGCCGATCATCTCTGGCAATGCGGCGGCTGTATTGATCAACGCGCCCGGGATCGCCGCGACACCAGCTTTGACGTTCTTGGCAACTTGCGACAGGAACCCAGGTTCTTCCGGCTTTCTTGGCTGCTCAAACACAGGCATCAGGTCTTCGCCTGATTCGCTGGCTTTCTTTGCGTCAAGAATGGCCCATATTTGTTCTGGGCTTGCGCCTTCAGGAATCTCTACGATCCCATAGCCACGGTAGTAAACGCGCTTTTTCATTTGGCCTTAAATAGATCGCTCGCGCCCATCAGGTTCAGCCCAGACAATCCGCCCCTCCGCTGAGGGGGTATTGGGCGGGGAGGTGGTTCGGCTATCGGAATCCCTTTTGAGTCAGCATACAACTCTTCGGTCTGCTGTCGAATGCGGTCGTTGTGACGGCGAATGGCGTTAATCCGATTCGCAATAAGTTCTCGCTTGGGATCAGGCACACCCTTGGTTCCAGGCCCCATGTCAATGAGTTCCTTTTGGAGTTCAATGATCTCCCGTTCATTGGCCTGGATTGTTCCATTATTGGCGTTGATGAAGCGATAGAAGTTATCGGACTTGTCTTTGTCTTTACTTCCGCTTTCTGGCACATGCTTCGCTCGCGTTAATACGGCAACCGCGTCCATAAAATCTTTGTCTGGATGCTTCTGGAGCCATGATTTGATCGCCGCCTCATCAACCTTAAAGTCGCCAGCCTCTTTTTTATCAGCCAATGCCGCTTCAGCCGCGATCCTATCAGCCGCGATCTTCGCCTGCGCCTCGCGGTTGAGTTGATTTATTCGCTCGTCTTTCTTCGCCCGCATCATTGCTGTGCGGCCCTGCTCACCAGCCATGATTTCCGTGTTTCTGCCAGCGATGTTCCCGCGATTCAACTCTCCAGCCTCACGGGTCGCAACGTCATCGCTTTGTTGCATGGCCTCAAGCACGCCCAGCCGCTGCTTCATGAAGTTGTCAGCCTGTGCTTGATTCAACTGCTTCTGCTGCATGTACCCGTGCAACGCGCCCAATCCACCCTCACCGATGGCACCCGCGAAGTCAGGACGGCGAGACGCTGCCATACCAAGGCCAAGTTGCATCAAGATCTGCCCGATGTCTGCTTTCTTGCCGCGAGCCGCCTGCTCTCGTGCGGCTAGTTGCTCAGCGATACCAGCAAGCCGTGATGGTCCGCGCAGCGCTTGCACCTGCTTCATTGTTTCTTCAATACTTGGAGCTTTTCCATACCGCTGCGCGATTCGGTCTGGCGCTGTGGCTAACTCATCCTCGGAAAACGGGATAGCCTCTTGTCCCGGCATCTGCCATGCAACGTGAGTCGGGTCAACTTCAGGCAACGCTGACGCGCCCTTCAACTGATCAAAGAACCCCTGCAGGTTAACCACCCCACCACCGTCGCGGCGAACCACCCCACCCCCCGCCATCCTAGGAGCAGGCGCATTCGGCGCAACCTGACCGACCTGAGGCTGCTGCTGTTGCTGCTGCATCTCCATAGGAGTGAAGCGCTCTCGCATCTCCTCCATGACCGTGCGCCGCTGAACGGGATCACCTCCTTTTTGCGCAGTGTAGGCTTTGCGCATTTGCTCGCGGCGCTTCATCTCGCTCATCACGAGATACGGCGGGACGCTACCCATCCCTTGCGACATCTGGGCGAGTGCCTGATCAGGTACGTTCTTCAGTTCTTCGGCCTGCTGGATGAGGTTCATTGCTTGTTCCCGAGGTAAGAGGTGAGTGCTCCAAGCCCAGCCGTAGCGAGGCCACCGATCTGCGAGGCGGGTGAAGTACGGTTGAACAGTACCTGCTCTTGGTTATACCCGATCGGCGTCCCGGCGAGAATGCCTTGCAGCCAGTTGAGTTTCTGGAACGGATCATTGCGCTGGTTGATGAAGTCCTGATACGCCTGATCCAAATTGCCCTGCGTGCGCTGATCGATCGTGGCACCAGCCGCCATCTGCTGCTGCAGGTTCTGCAACTGTTGCGCGTTGGCAAGCCGCTGCAGATCGGCGCGAGACTGTCCGATCTGGTTCGCCGCGAGCGCCGAGTTCGTTTGCTGACCCATGGCACTGAGGCGATTGGAGAAGTTCCCCTGTTGCGCCTGCTGACGGAGTTGATCCTCTCGCGCCGCTGCATCGAGCAACGCTTGGTTCTGCGCCAGTCGCGTCTGTTGGTTCGCCTGTGCCGCCGTCAGGCCACTGGTACGAGCCAACTGCTGTGTACCCATAGCCGCCTGGAGGTTCGCCAACCCAGCCTGAAGGCCAGCGCCTTGGTTTGCTTGCTGCGCCGCGAGTGACTGGTTCGCACCGAGTTCCTGAACTCCGAGGGCAGCGGCAAGGTTCTGCTGGTTCGCCTGCTGCAGTGCTGCTTGGTTTGCCAACTGTGCCTGTAGGTTGGTCCCCTGGTTACGAGACGCCGCGTCCATGTAGGCGCTCTGGTTTGCAAGGTTGGCCTGTTGCCCGAGGTTCGCACCCAACTGCTGCGTGCCAAGCAACGCCTGCAAGTTGGCCAGCGCCGTTGCTTGATTCGCGCTCTGGTTAGCCAACGACGCCTGTTGACGGTTCGCCGCGTTGAACTGTCCAGACTGGTTGCGCGCAGCTTGGTTCGCCTGCGCCACGGTCAGCCCAGCGTTCTGATTAGCCAGCAGACCCTGCAGCCCGATGTTGCCCAGCAGGTTGTTCGTCGCCAGCGCCGCGTCCAAGTTCTTCCCACCGACCTGCAGACCAGTTTGCTGATTGGCAAGGTCGCCCTGCATCCGCGCCTGTACGTTGAACTGCTGCGCCCCCATGCCAGCGTTACGGTCGCGCTCGTACTGCTGTTGCGCGTTCTCGTAAGCCGACTGAGCGCCTTCCGCCGCGATCTGGTCCATCTGGTTCATCAAGTCACGGTTTGCCAGCGAGTCAGCGACAGCCTGCCGGTTGCCACCGAAGGCTCCTGCTTTGACTGCGTTCGCATCACGCGCGGCCTTCTGCTCGTTGAACGCCTGCCGTGCCAGCCGCTGCCGAACGTCGGTTACGTTCTGCGTATACGGCGACATGTAGTTCTGTGCGTTGCGATTGTCGATGAATCGATCGATGCCTTGAATTTGCCCAGCCGTGACATTGCCCGGAGCGGTCATCCGATTATTCTCGAAGTTGCGCGTGATCTGGTTCGTGTCTACCGTAGGAGTGGTGTCGATCGTGTTGGCACGATACTGAGCGCCGCGCACAGACTCAGGCGACTGCGCTTGATACTGCTGTAGGTTCTGGCCTTGGATGTAGTGCGGGTCGATGTTCGATACGGACGTGTCGATCAAACGAGGGCCAGCCATCTGATAGCTCGTCAACTGCGATGGAGAGATACCGAGAGGCGCGTCAACCTGCGGTGCGCTGAGTTGGCCCAACGAAATCTCTCCAGCTTGGAACGCCTGCGGATTGCCACGAATAAAGTTCATCGTGTCCTGGAACGAAGACGTTAACGGAGACTCGTAGCTGGCATCCCCCGCTCTAGTACTAGCATCGAGAGCTAACTGGCCAGCCGAGTTGAACGTGTCGTTAGCGATACCGAAGTTGGTTGTTGCCTGACCGCTGGCAGTGCGACCTGCGTTGATGTTTCCAGCCGAGTCCAAGTACGAAGGCAATCCAGAGTAGCCACCGAGAGCGTTGCGGGTGAGGTCGGAGATTTGGGCGACTCCGTTGTTTACTGCTCCGGTATTGAACCCATTAGAAAGCGTCCGCTGGCCACCATATGCCTGATACGGTTGCAATACATCGAGCGCATTCTGCGCGACAGTCTGCTGTGTAGGCGTACCCGTAGGCGTACCCGTAGTAGCGGTTTCAGCCTGTGCCTGTAGCGGCATGAACCCCGTGTTGAGAGCAGACTTAGACCCCATCATCCCAGTAGAAGCGGGAGATTGAGGAACAGGGAACCCGTTGTTCATGAACCCATCCATTGGCCCGCTGCTTGAGTTGTTCTTCAACGGGTTAAACGGATTGCTCCCTGAATCCAAAGCCGCACCACCGAATGCTCGGACAACGCCACCCTTCTTGAACCCCGGCGTTCCGCCAAGTTGGCGGATCTCATCTCGGATCTGATTCAGTCGCAACTGCAACTGACCGGGATCGTCCTTGAAGCGGGTGTAAGCATCGTTGACGAGACCAGCGTTCTGAAATGACTCACCACCGGAGTACAGCGTGGCCTGCGACGGCGGAGAGATAGGACCGCCAGAGTTGGTGTACACCAACTGCGCCCCATGCCGGTCAGCCAAGTCCTGCGCCGTGCGCTCCTCAGCATACTGGTTGGGGTTGTAGCCCATCTTCTCCGCTTGTGCCGCACCAGCGAAGTTGTCGGGGCGATGGGCAAGGAAGGCGGGAGGCGTCTGATATCCGTTTGGATTCGGCGAAGGTTGCGGTATGGGTGTCGACGGCCCACCGCCATGCGTAGCAGGAGGCGGCTGGGTTACCCCACCACCACCTCCTATCCCAGTGCCAACCTGCGGCGGCTTATTCGTCGGATTAGGATTACCGACAGGCAGCGTGCCACTTGGAGGCGTAGTGATCACACCACCAGGGCCAGCAGTCGAAGGTGGCGTAACCGATGGCGGCTGCGGTGTCGGCGGAGGTTGCGTGCCAGTACCGATCGTCGACGGTATTTTCGGCGTCGGACTGACGTTATTCCCGTTGTAGACGCCACCCAGCGGGGTTCCGCCTTCACCCAGCCACACATCTGATCCAGCGGGAGCGACGGAGAAACTTTTCAGCAATTCCTCAATACCAGCAGCGGAGTTCGCCAACCTCCCGCCCTCTGCGTACCCGATTCGGTTTGACCGAAGCAACTCCTCAATACCAGCAGCGCCACGAGATAGCGTAGATCCGCCGTGAACTGGCTCTGTCGTAATCCGCGCCATCGCATCCGGCACAGACTGATCAGGTGGTGCCGGAGATGTTGGAGTCGGGGGGATCGTGGGCTGTACCGGCGGATTCGCTGGCGGAGCGATAGTCCCACCCATAATAGGGATGCCTTGCTTCTGCAGGTACTCTGGCTTCATCGCCAACCCAAACGCCGCATTCAGCAGCGCATTCCGGTACGGTTTCAGGTACTCAGGAATGTCGTTTACGTTTACCTGGGATGTGGTTTCAGCCATGGCTACCTCGGCATCACTTTCTGATCGTTGATCTTCTTCGGTTGCGTTGTCTTTCCAGTGCGCTCTGCCCGTACTCGCGCCATCATGGCGTGCAGCTTACGCGCACCAGCCTCACTGGAACCATCGCCAAGCCCACTCACTACATCGGCTGGCACTACAAACTCGTCAGGCGATAGCAACACCTTTTGCCCGTTCAAGTCAGCCGTCACCATGTCGTCCATGCCGCCGCCAGGTCCTTCCACCTTACCGCCGTGCGCAAGTGACTGTAGCGCTTCAGGCCCGTAGGTAGCCACAAACTGGTTCAGATCAGCGTGCGGATCCTCGCTCTGCCCCTGGAGCGCCCGCATCGCCATCTCGATGATCCGCTGGCCCTTCAGTTCCTCAGGCTCAAGCTGCCCACCACCAGCGTAGCCATTAGCCATCAACGACCTGATCCCACCCGCCATCGGTTCAGGCTGTACCGGCTGACCGTAGGAGAAGTAGTTCTTCTCTCGCCCAAGTGGATCGTATCCGCCTACGTTCTGGTTCAGGTTTGCCGCGATGATAGGCACGCCAGCGTTGTTCTTGGCGTCAGCTTCATTCTTCTTCTTGAGGTATTCGGCGGCTTCGGAGAGTTTTGGATCTGACTTTTCGTCCTTCTTGAATGCGCTGGAAATAAGCCCGGTTGCTGCTGTAGAACCAACGCCAGCTAATGTCGTGGCAAGTAATGGTGCTGATTTCATCAGTGTTGCCATCCCAGCAGGCTGAAGCCCAGGTATCGCCAACATCGCCACGCCCGCCGCCGCACCCAAGCCAGCCAACAACTTCTTCCAGCTAAACGCCTCCGGTTGCCCCGTCTCTGGGTTTACCGTCATCGGCCCAAGCAACTGCTCCAACACCGCGATCTCCTCGGGGTTCATATGAACCAACTCGGAGTCGCCGTAGCGCCCATGCTCGGCAATCTGATCGGCCAGCTTCCGCAAGCCTGCCATACTCTCACCTCACGTTTACGTATTTACTGTCACAACCCCGAGCTTGGCCCGAGCATCGAACGAAGGCGCGAATACCTCGTTATCCCGAACCACTTTCAGGAAACCGTTTGCATCAACGTAAACGCCGCCAGTCGGCAGGCCGTACCCATTCTCTGCGAGGTTGATGAACTGCAGAGAACACCCGACGATATCGCCAGGGTTGTTTATATTATTCAACAACTCATTCACAAAACGAACGACCTGTTGAAAATCCTCGATCCGGTACTCACGAGGAGGAATCTTGAGTGGGGGGAGTGGTCGACGGAGGTTCACGTCTTCCTCCCATCCGGCTGCATGTCAAACCTCGTCACGCCTAGCCGCCACGCCTGATTCGGTTCACTGCTCTCGACGCGCAGGGCAAACTGACGCCCGCGCACGCGCACGAACTTCTGTTCAGTATCATTTGATACCGTCGACGTGTAGCCAGTCGTGAAGTCCTGACCAGGGAAGTTGCGGCGGAGGATCAGATAGTTAGCAAGCGGGGTTTGGTTTTCACCAGTGAACGTGATGTCAGGGATGATGCGCGTAATAAACGAGAACTGTTCACCATCGCCAATTTGCAGGTCAGATCCCTCGATATACGGTTCCAACGCAGATGCACCAGCGTTTGTCCCGTACTCCTGCGTCCATGTTGTCCCATCGGACGTGGCTATCGGGTAGCCGTTGAACGACATATCCCACCACGCAGTGCGCTCTAGTTGCCCGATGAACCAAGTGTTGTCGACGTAGTTGAATGCCACGTACAGATTGTTCTCATTTGAAGCCCCAGCAGGGTAGAACCACCACACCTCGTTAAACCGGGAGTTGGTTCCGCAGAACACTTTATAGCGCTGATCGAAGTTAAGATTATCGAACACATACGCCTGCACTGGGCATGGAATAGTGTTCACTGACCCGTCGTAGATGCGGAACGAATTTAGGTCCATCCAGAACACGGTATTCTTGTCTTCCGCCATCGAGTTCGGCCCCATGATCGAGACCCCCTCGGCCATGAGATTGAACCCAAACGTATACGGAGGCCCAGTGAATGCCATCGTGTTCAAGCCAACATCCGTCCAGATCAGGATCTCCTGCCGCGCCCGCGTCCAGCCAATGATCTGCGAGCCAGATGACAGCCGCTGCGATCCAGCCGTGGTCGTGGTATTGGCTTCCCATTCCGTAAGGTCTTCCGCGCTGCACCACCGGACCAGCAAATAGTCCTGAGTGGTTTCACCGTTCTCGTTCGCGCCAAAGACAACAAGATGGCGATCCACGTCAGAAACCTGGATCCCATAACAAATGGTCGGTGCTTGATTTGAACCAGGGATATCCTCCAAGGCAATCGCTCGCGTACCAGTCCCAACCGATGCGTCCCACCAGTAGATGTTGCCACCACGCACTGCGGCAACCAGATCCTCGCCGAAGTTATCAAGGCTCCAGATCCGGATCTGACCAGTGCTTACGCCTGAACTGGAAGCCGACCCCCACGTTCCGCGTCCCCACGTGCCGGTACCCCACCCAGTTCCAAACACCTGCGTGTCCGGTCCAGTGTTGATCTGATAAGCAGCGGACACAGCCGCGCCACCACCGCTGACACCAGCCGATGCTGACGTAACGCCAGTCACCTCGATCGTGTACGTGCCGGAAGTCAGCACCTCGATCACCTGAAACTCAGCGTTCAACATCCCGGTCGTGTAGTTGTCAAACGCGGTCGCGCCAGAGAACGTCACGAAGTCGTGCAGCACCACGCCATTGCTCGCGTCGGTGACGGTCAACTTCCCGTTCGATGTGGATTGCGTGGTGAATGGGTTCGCTCCAAGCGTGACAGTCCTGCGGATCGGGGTGATGTCGTAGTAGTCACCACCCGTCTCCACGTACAGCTTCAGGTTCGTCCCGTAAGCGGTGTAGTTCGTGCCGTCAAGCGCGGTCCACTGATGCAGTGCGCGACATTCACCAAGGAATTCATTGGACGTGTACGCCTGCCATCCGCCAATCGTCTCCGGATACCCCATCCTAAAACGCACCTTGTCGGAGTCATACCACCCGCCGCTGTTTGACAGGTCAGTGATGTCCTTGGTGATGCCTGGACGGAGCTTGAGAGACTGGAGCATTACTTTCTAGTGGGCTTCTCGGCGAACAAAGCGGCCACGGCAACGATGACAGCCGCAGCCTTTTCGGCATTAACCTTTTTGTTTGGATCGACTGTTTCACCAGCAGTCGTCAGTACGGTTGCAGCGCCAATAGTGGCGACGGTTTTGAGTATGGCTTTCCAGTTCATACTTCTCCTTATACGAAATCAACCCAAGCTCCTGCTTGATACCCTTGGAACTTGTTGGTTGTGGTGTTGTAGATGACCAGCCCGTTAGACGGGGTTAGTGCATCTCTTTGCGTGGTAGTCAGGCGCGGCACTAGCAGTCCACCTGTGGTTGTCGACAATTCAAGCTGCCCAGACCCGGTAAGGCGCATCTTCTCGGACGAAGTAACAGCACCGGCTGGCGTGACTTCAAAAGCGATGGCTGTCTTGGCCGTAGAGTTCGTGAAGTTCTCTTCAGCCACAAAGGCTACGCGACCAAGGCTGCTGCTCCAAGTGCTCGTAAGGTATCCGCGTCCTTGAAGTTGGCATAGATATCCCATATTCTGCACAGCAGTGGGGGCCGCCCCAGTCCCAGACGCCAGCCTACCGATATACGTGCCGGAATTAGTGAAGCCAGTGATCATCACCCGATTGCCAGCACCTGCGTCAGACCCAACGATATTCACGTCCGTCGTCTGGTCGGGAGTCACCGCAACTGTATTTGAGTTCACCTCAAATATAGATCCAGGTGTGGTCGCTCCAATAATGAACCTGCCGTTGGTTGTGTCTAGCGCGGCCTTCTGTGTTCCAGCCGAATTCTGAAGCCTGATAGCTGCTGTCGAGTCTGCTCCAGGCTTTATCGACAGAGTGGAGGCAGAAGTGTACGTAGCAGCCTTGAGCGCAGTAGTCACCTCCCAGCTATCGAGCAGCCGCGTCACGTTGGCATTCGACCCGGTACCGTCCAGCCGCACCAGCGCCCAGTATCCGTTCGCCACCGTGACAGTAGACCCAGACCCTCCACCTTGAGCCATGATTACGGAGAAGCCGCCCGATGTGCCGTTGTATACGAAGTACCACTTCTCCGCATCGTTCGGCGTCACCGTGACAGTGCAATTAGCACCCGGCGACCCAGAGAACAACAGCACGCGGTTACGCCCGTCGCTCGCCGTGCCATCAGTGATCGCCAGCGAGTGGGTGGATCCGGTGAGCGTGACGGAGACAGCACCGTCGAGGGCGGTGTCGATTAGCTCGGTACCGCTTGAGTTCCAAAGCGATCCCCAGGTGTTGTTATTCTCGCCTGTTGCTGGTAGAATAATACCGTTGTTGGAAGTATAGCTAGAAGGGATAGCGCACCTCTAATCTGGTGTTAAAATAAAACAAGCCGCAAGGGGTCACCACACCCCAAACGGCTCTAACCACATAATCTATCGAGGAGATCATATGGCTACACATAGAATGCCAACTTTCCCGCCACGGCGCATCAGAAAGTTTTGGAACAACGTTGAGAAGAAAGCGCCGAACGAGTGCTGGGAGTGGATCGGCGCAACAGACTCCAAGGGATACGGGAAGTTTTTCTCGTGCGAAGATGGGTCGCACAAGCTCCTGATATCCCACCGCATTGCGTACTTTTTGGTGAACGGGGTTGACCCAGGAGACGCAGTGGTCTGCCACTCCTGCGATAACCCGCCGTGCTGCAATCCAGCGCACCTGTGGCTTGGAACGAGCAGGGACAACACCCAAGATATGTGCCGAAAACTTAGGCATAGTCGCGGCGGATCTCAGTTCTCTGACAACGATGTATTTATGATGAGAGAGTTTTGGTTCAGCAGGCTGTTCACTCAAGGCGAGATCGCAACCATGTACAAGGTCAACAGGTCTACGGTTTGCAATGTTGTAAACGGACACGTCTTCCAACACGTCCCGATGCCTCCAGGAGCACCGCCAGTACATGGCCATCGATGGGGTAGAAAATAGCATTACACGCTACTCAAAATAGTCTGGAACACGATGAAGCCAGCGTTGGCGGTCGCCGCTGGGAATTGAACGGTAAACGTCGACGCCGTGCAAGACTTGTCGGATCCGAAATCGATCACCGCGATAGCTTGATTGCTGGCGGCAGTGTCGTCATACAACAACGCCCCTCGTGCCGTAAACGTCGACGCTGCCCATGAGGCATCCGCGAAGTCGACGATCACTACGGTGCCATTCGACGTTGAAGCCGTCGACACAGTCGGCGCGACTATCGTACCGCCAGCCGTATACCCGCCAGCCGTAGCGAGTTCATTGGTTGACGTGTACGCTGTCGTACTCGCACTGAGCGTGGCGCTTGAGTTGTACAAGGCCAGCCGGAACGTGTGCGTGCTGAAATTGAACACACCATTTAGCAAGTCGGTGTAAAACGAAGTGCATACAGCGCTCCCCGTGAAGGCCATTATTGAACCTCTCTGCTAGGCGGTGAATTTCGGTACTCGTCGTTGAGTTGCTGCACGTCAACCGACTGTTTCAGCGTCTGCATCGCGCGGTCAAACCGCTCTTGAAACGTGTCGCGCATATCCTTCTCGCCTTTCATGTAAACGTAGCCCTCAAGCAACGACCCATACAGCAGCGCCTCTGGGAACTGTACGCTCAACCAAGTGGATCCGGCTGTCACTACTGATGTAGGATTGCCAAAGTAGTACAACTCGTAAGTTGCGTAGGCTGACGGAATCGGTCCAACGATAATAGTTGTCGAAGAAGACCCAGCTGTACTCAGGCAGTAGTGCGCAGGGAACCCCGTATCGTTATACTGGTACACTGTGCGAAGCCAACTCAACTGCTTCTGCAGTAATGGGAGACGCTCGCCATCGATCGTCATGAACAGCGCTTCCGGTTCAAGAAACGCCGCAGGACAAGTAATTACTTCCTCGCCTGCAAGTAATGCACCCGTTTCTGACAACCGCTGATCAGGCGTATTCACCGTATGGTAAATACGGTTTTCCGCCTGATTGACGATCGTAGGAATATTGGAGACGAAACTTGTTTCCGAGTTCTCCAAAAAATCCTGCAGTAGCTGGTTGAGTTCAGCGTAAGTCACTAGCAGCCCTTCTTCATGCCGCCCTTAGCCATCTTCGGCGCGGGACCATTCTTGCCAGCTTTGTTCGGCTTCTGCGTGTTCGTGGTACGACCCTTCATTTTCAGCTTTCCTCCCTTCTTGTCTCGTTGCGCATCGAGGCCAGCGCCACCACCCGTGATCTGCTTTGACACAGCAAGGTTGTTCGCTGCCTGTTTCTTGTTCGCCATCAGCTTCGACAGCACATCAATGCCGTTCATGATAAGCGCCGATGTCATGCCAGACTTGCCACCAAGTCCACCGACAGCGCCCGTCGCGATCGCCTTCAGCATGGCAGGGTTGCTGAACCGACTGGCCATCTTCGTCGGAATGCCAGCCATCTCGCCGGAAACGATGCGCTGCGCCACTCCAGGCAGAGGCCCCGCATCGACATCAGCAAACGTCCCGCCACCTGCCTTACGCGGCGTCCATGGCTGTCCTTGAAATTTACGCATTCTTCCCTCCCTATGAGGTGGTTACTGTGACTTGACCAAGACGCGCCTGCGCCCCAAGTCCGACCACTGGATTAAAGCCAGCGAATGCGCGGATACCCACGTACTCCCCGGAATTTGGCCTAGCCTGATACAAAGCCTGCGGGTCAGCCGTTCTGACGCGGCCAACCTGCAACTGCGGGTTATCCACATCATAGCAGTCTGGGCAGACTTTTAAACCATCCCATTTCTGGTTCGTGATATGCTTCCGCAGATCACGATATTTGCAGTCGCGTCCGCAGATGTCGCATACCGCATTTGCGTGTCTGCCGGATGCGTATGCCATCTCAGAGGTACCCCGTAAACGGCACGATCATCCACGACGACCTATCTCGGTCCTCGCTCGCGGCAAGCTCAAAGTCTTCCTCGTACCGAGCCTTCAACTCCTGCACGATCGGCTGACCAGCACGCTTCTTTGCTGCCAAGTGGTACGCCAGTCCACTCGTCATCGCGGCAAGGAATCGAAACGGGACATCCGCTGTATTCGAGTACGTGCTTCCAGCATCCTGGATCCGACGCAAACGCCAGTAGTAGAAGTAATACGTCTGCGTATCATCAGGCACCTGCCACAAATACAAAGTAGGTGCTGAGGTGCCACGATGCAGCATCCACTGCGTGGGGTATCCAGTCGTCGTCTTGTTCGGGATAGCCTGATACGTGTCAAACGTGATCCGCTGGATCTGGATATCCGTCTGGGTTGTCGTGTTCCCAGAGTTGGTGCGGATCGCTCCATCTAGCAGGTCGACCGTATCCGCTGGCAACGTGTACGTAGCCTGACTCGCAGTCAGCAACTGCGTCCCAGACTCCAGCGTCCACATGTTGATGCCCCGATTAGCCCACTCGGAGAACAAATAGTTCAGCGAACGGCGTGCCGTGGTGATGTCGTAGCCGACTCGCGACTCGCCACCAATCCGTTCAAACGCCTCCTCGATCACTTCAAGGATGCCGGGGTTCCACGTCGCCGTTCCGCTGGTTGCCATTTATGCTCCCGCTATCGCTCTCTGAAACACTTCTTCCGCCTGCTTCTCCAACGCCTCGATCTCAGCGTGGATAGCCGCAGGGCGAACGTCCTTACTACGGCGGATATTGTCGGCGAAGGTATCGATCACGATCTTCTTCACCACATCAGCCGTGGACATACCCAGTGCCTTACCCATCAACTCAAGGTATTCCTCAACGATCGGCGATACCGAAATCTCAATACTCATGCTTTCACCGCCGCGATGAGCGCCGCTTTCGCAGCTTCCAGATCGGCTTCAGCCTTCGCCTTCGCATCGCGTAGAGGCTTCAGAGCGTCCGACCCAACCACGTCGGCCATGCGCCCCACCGTGTCGGCGATCTGCGACTTGAAGATGGAGAGGACGTTGGGGTACTTCAGCGTCTTGCCATCGTCGCCGAACTGCGTCAGCCGCCATTTCTCGGCAACGTCGAAGCCGATAGCGACTCCAGGTCCAGCCATCGTTTCAGACGACAAGACTTTGTCGTTGTCGTCGGTCAGTGTGAATGTGAGTTTCATTGGGTGTCCTTTAGCTTGCGAAGATTTTCCAGTTGGTGCCGTCCGACCAAACCATGACTTTATTGCTGCCGCCGCCAGCCACGGTGCTTCCGATGGTGGTTGCGTTGGCGTCAGTCACGTACTGGATGGAACCAGCGTTACCAGCGGCGGCGGCAGGGAGCGCAGAAACCGCAACGCCCGAGTGCTGTGACCTGCGAAGGAGTAGATCCCGATACTGGCCAGCAGTTCCTGAGTCGATCTCCAGTACCCCAGCGGCGTTGCGGGCTAGGCCGAGGTCAGCGGTGCCGAAATAGTTAGTAGTAGAAGACCACGTCAAAACCCGAGCTGAGCCTTGAGCCAGCCCAGTGCTTGTTATCGCAGTTGTTCCAACAACTAATGAGTTAGGGATAACATTCCCAGAGGAATCAATCGCAGCCAGTGCGCTACCCGCATTGTTTTGCCACTCCTGCAAATTTCCCGACTGCCCCGCGCCAGCACGAACTACTGCCTTGGTTGACCCAGTGGTGGCGGTTTCGTTGTAGATCGTCAGAGTGCCGGTGCTGGTCAGAGAACCCATGGGTACCTCGCCAGCGCCGATAAATTTCAAGGTTCCATAGGCGTTCCCCATGGACACCGTGCTGCCACCGCTATCAAAAATAAATCGAGTAGCTGCTGATACTGCAAATTGCTTCGCCGCCACCGTCCCTAGTGCATTCGCCCCGCCATCCCCCACTTGCAGCACACCAGCGGAGGCGCGGGAGAGGGAGAGGTCTCGCGTTCCGCCAGAACTAGAGGCCGTGAAGCCAAATAAATTCGCTGATCCAAGAGTTACACCACCCACCACCGTGCCAATAGAAACACCCCCAGAACTTGTTGTTTGAATCCCAATATCGCCGTACTGATCGATCTTGGTTACCTCCACCCCTGCATTATTCCTCACGCTCAGCAAATTCCCACTCTGCCCCGCGCCCGCTTGTATCACGGCGAGGGTAGAGCCGGTGACGGCGGTTTGGTCATAGACGCGGAGGGTGCCGGTGTTACCGGATTTTTGGACGTCGAGCTTGTAGTTGCCGTCGGTGGTGCCGCCGATGAGGAGGTTGCCGGTGGTGTTAAAACGTGCTGCCGCAATGCCACCGTTAGTAGTTATATCAATAGCCGCACTCCCAAATATACCGTTCCATCCAAGTCGAAGGTTTTGCGTTAGATTATTGGACAGCAGATATAGAGCAGTGGTGGCACTGTTGTCAGGGGCGACAATGGTTTGCGTATATCCAGAAACCGGACTCGCCGTCCCCACCCCCAACCGATGATTCGTCGCGTCCCAGAACAACGCCGTCGCATCCTGATTCAGCACCCCACTCGCCGAGACATAGGGGATCGCGCCGACGGTGGTGAGGTTGGACGCGCCACCGACTGCACCACCAGTCGGAGATCCTGAAAGCGTCTTGGACCCGATCGTAAAAACAGCCATATGCTATATCCCCTGTTGAATAACTGTGAATACGCTGGCTGCGGCACCAGCCGTTTGATTAAGCCGAACCGCCGTAGCGGGGAAAGCAAGCCCTACCGCACAGTCAACAGTCAATGCCGTGGCGTCCGAGTGGTCAATCCATACGGCAGGCGTGCTGGTCGACGTAGGGTCAGACGTGCATTGGATGGTGTACGTGCAGCCTGCGCCAACATCGACCCACAGCGAGACATTGAATGGCGAATTGCTGTTCAGGTCAAGCGGGATAGCAGCCGAAGCTGCCGTCCCCGTGACCGTTACCGACATTCGCTTCGCCATTAGAACACCACCGTACCCAAGGAGTAGACCGTGTAGGCTTCAGCGCCGCTAGTCACGTTTGTCAACACCACCAGGAACTGCTTCAGATTGTTCTGCGCGATCGTCATCGTACCCGACAACGTCGCACCGCTACCAGCCGTGACCGTGATCGTCTCAGCCGCGTCGGCGTCGTTGCGGATCGTGAACACAAACGACGTACCAACCACCGCCGAAGGCAAAGCCGCCACCAGCAAAGCCGCAGTCGGCGTCACGTCAGAGCGACCAGAACCGTTCGGATCCCGCAGGATCAAGCCACCCTTGAGTTGCGCCGCTGTGTAGGTCGCCGCGCCAGCCGTGGTGATCGTGGTCACCGTCGAGATATTGACGATCGGGCCGACCGTAGGGACCACGACGCCGACGCCGACAGTAGCCAGCGGGATAGACTTATCAGCCGTCGTGCTGCCAGGGGTGTAAGCAGCGAAGCCATTTTGGGACCGTACAGGTCCGGAAAAGCTAGAATTTGCCATCGTTTTTTCCTTCTGGGGTACTTACCCTACTCCGTCTCCCAGAACGTCTGCCGTAGCAGTCTGAGTAGGGGCTGTGTTGTGGTTAAAGCGGGTGGAACCTGCCTCTTAATTATTACAGTTGATAGCACTCGATCGTAGCGCCGCAGCCTAAACCAAGCGGCATTGCCAAACCGAGATGGGGTTCAGAGAAAACTTTGGGGCGGCTGATATTCTCAGCGTGGGTGATGACACGCATGTTCCACGGCACATGCAAACCGGATACGTGTCGACCGTCGAGCGGGACTATGTGATCAACATCAAAACGAACACCTAACTGAGCCTTGAGCGCATTGGCCTCTGCGTGCATTGCTTTGATTTCAGCACGCATCTCCTTCGTCAGCCAGGGAGGCGTTGCGTTACGCTTACGGGCGCGGCGGGTTGCGCTTATCTCGCGACGGACTTCAGGATTCTCCTTGGAGTACTGCAAAGCTATAGCGCGTAACCGTTCTGCGTTGTCGATGTTGTACTGCTTCCGCTTCGGCTTGTTTTTTTCTTTGTTGCGGTGGTACTCGGCCTTCTTGCGGGCCTTCAGTTCATCAGCGCGTTCGACTCGGACTTTGGCCATGTTGTTTCGGCCATGCATTTTATTGCACTCGTAGCACCCACCCTCTACGTGGCGCTTGCAGATGTGTCCGTTGCTGCACGGCTTTCCTGAAAAGTAAAACTTCTCGCCAGCCTTCCTGGCTTCTTCACGGACAATCTTTAAGTCAAGTCCAAGTTCAGCCATCAGCGTTCGGATGCGCTGCTCTTCTGCGGCTTTCGCCGGGGCTTCGGCTGCTCGCTTGGCGGCAGCAGCTTTCCGCTTTAATTCAGTTCTATATGCAAGCAGGGATGTCCGTTTTTCAGCGGACATCCCCTCCACTCGCTCTTTTGCGTGCATGGCTTGGCAATCAACGCAGTTAAACGTAGATACGTAGCGCTCGCCAAGATGACCTCGCTTACACTTGGTCGTTGACGTGTACTTCGCAACCCCGGATTCTATCGCTTCTTGCCTTGTCATGTTATGTTATGTTGCCTAACATCAACCAGTTTCGAGATTATCTCTCTAACTTATTGATTCTAGGACACTCCAGGGCTGCCGTACAAACCTAATGGGTTCGACCACCCGGCGGAATAGCGCTCACGGGCCTTGAAACGCAAGTTCCCAGTTTCAAAGTCCCCCTGGTCAGCGAAACTCAACTTCACGCGCTGGAAGTACTTCATGCCATCCGGCGCAGTGGTCGTAAGGAACCAAGCGTTGGTGTCGGTCAGGTAGTTGTTGACCGTGTAGCCCTCAGGGATCATGCCGCGAGAAACGACAGCGTTGATGTCGTTGTCGGCGGTAGCCGTGCGAAGGACGGTCTTCAGCAGACGTTCAGCCGTGAACGCATAGTCCTTGGGGACCACGAGCTTCTTCGGCATGACGGCTTGCAGGAGGCCACGGAAGTCGACGTATCCGGCCATCTGAATCCAGGCGTTTTCGAGAGCCGTCTCATTAAGATCGACGCCCGTGGTAGGCCGATTGGACTGAGTGCCGCCCGTGACCAACGGGTGGGAGGTGGAACACAGCGTCACACCGTCACCGCCATTGTAGCCAGAGGTGAAGGCGTTGTTGAGAACCGCCGCGCAGATGACCTGCTTGGTGTAGTTCATCGAGAACGCCAGCGCCTTGGTGTTGCGCTTGGCAACGTCGGCGTAGAGGTTGTCTTCCATCGCTTCTTCCGTGATCGAAAAAGCGAGGGCGATCGTGTTGTGCTGGTAGCGGGAGGTGAAGAACTCCTGCGACTGATCGTAGACGATGTTGGAACCTTCCGACTTGATCGGGGCCGCACCGAACTGCGACAGCGCCAGTTCTTCTTCAAACGCGCGTTCGGACGTATTCACCTCAAAGATTTCGAGATGCTGGTTGTCGTAGCGCTTCAGTTCGTTGCCCCACAGCGCATGTAGGCCGGGGACCAGTTCTTTCTGCTCTTGTGACCGTGTAATGGCAGGCATGTGTCAGTGGTCCTTTCCTTAGACGCCGAGGATGTTGGTGTACGCATGGACGTTCTGGTTCCAGCGAACCCAAACGTCAGTGTACGTGTCGCCAGCCGCGTTGTTCGGGCCGGGGGCAATGGCAATGATCTTCACGCCGAGAGTGTTGGTCGTGTTGATCGAGGACTGGTCAAGCTGCACCTTCGAGTTGCCGGTGGTCGTGGAACCAGCCGAGAAATTCGTGAGGGCAGCGTTCTTGCCGATGTCGGTATTGGCAACCGAGCCGGACGCTTGCACCTGCATCGTGCAGAACGGGTCATCAAGTACGTTCAGCAGAATGTCGCCATAGCTGGAGTACGTGGTGTAGCCGTTCGCGGGCAGGTACTGCGAGTAGCGCGGTTGACCGTTGGTGTCGTAGTACGAGCAGCCGAGGAAGATACCCCAGGGGGTGTTCCCGTTGCGCGTAGTAGTGGGGGTGGCCGTGACGGGCGTGGCAACGCCAGCGCCGATGTTCACGATGTCACCGTAGAAAAAGCCCGTCGAGGAGTTGGACAACAACTTGTACTGGCGGATGCCAGCCTGTGAAGTCCCACCGCCGACAAGCTGAATCGGAATCAGCCCGTAAGGAGCGGATGTCGTAGGCATCGAATAGTTCTCCGTTGGTTGGAGACAGCTAGTTGCCGAACTCTACTTCGCGCCCGCCGTTGACACCGGATTGCGTCGACTGCTCAAGGCGCGTGTACTTGTTGTCAAACTGCTGTCCGTTTTGCTGTTTGACTCCCTGGATCTGCCGAGCGGTGAGGTCACGGTAGTATTTGTCGCGAGCATTGGCACGTTCTTTCGCCATGCGGCACAACATCAAACCACCAATCACGATATTGCCTTCAGTGTTCCGCGCGATTGCTGGAAAGGCATCAGCCTGCTTCAGCACCTTCACGCGGTCATCCCACGGTACGGGTTCCCACTGGTCGGCCATACGCTTATGAACATTCGCCACATCGGGAGATCCTGCCACCACTGTCGCGATCCATCGAAACGCCCAGTCAGGCGACTCGATAACATCCGGCAGAGAAGACGGGGGCCGATACGTGTAATTGCGCGACTGGGATTCGCGGGTTTCCAGGGTTCTCGGAGGTCGGAGATTGTTGTTCATTACGCTTGTCCTTTGTACTTGGCATAGTCTTGGTAGGAAACGCCAAGTTTGCGAGCAATCGCCGCCTCAGAAGCGGTAAGAGTAACCTTGGCACCTGTTCTCGCTCCGCTAGTGCGTTGCGCCCCAACTACAGGAGAAGTTCGTTTGGGAGTTGCAGAGGTCGACTTATCGTCAAATCGCTCTGGAAATGCCTTGCGCAGTGATGCGTCAAGTTCCTTATAGCACTCGCTCGTTCCGCGTTGCAAGCCCTTTCGTTCCAACGACTCCTCGTAAGCAATTGCAAACGCTTTGAGATCGTCGTTGCCTTCAGCGGCAAACCACGGGTTGCGTTGTAGCCAAGCCGCGTCATCCTGAGTAATCTGCGGAGCCTGCGGTTGCGGAGTTGCCATCGGTTGCTGGATGACAGGCAGGTCAGGGATGTTGAACGTCTGCGGCTGGAAGCGATCTACCTCGGCTCGCTCGGCGCTGATCTTCGCCATCGCGGCGCTGATCTCGGCTTCGGTCGCGGCATCGTTCGACTCTCGGGCAGTAACAAACTTGGCCTGTTGTAGCTTCAGTTCAGCTTCGCGACGGGCGGCGGCTTCCGCTTTCCATGCGGCCTCGGCGCGAGTCGCGCGATCGGCGAGTTGCTTGGCGGAGAGATGGACGCCCTGGGTGAAGTTGACGAGGGCGCTATGCTCACGCTCACGAGCGGCAAGTTGCCGCGCTGTCTCGTGCTTCTCGAAGGTTAGCTTCTTGATGCGCTTCTGAACGCGCTCGGACATCTCGTCAACGCTGTCAGGATCCGGCGTCGACTCGACCTTCTTTGGTGGCTGCTTTTCCTCGTCAGGAGTATCGTCGACGATCTCAACTTCAACTGCTTCGTCGACTGGTACTTCTACTTCGAGTTGGTCCTCGTCCATATTACAGATCCCTCCGAATGATCGTCGGGTCTACAACGGTCGCCTTCACGTCGTCATCGCAGATCAGGCGGTACTCGACAGCCGGGTCGCCAACCTTGAACTTCTGCCCGGTGTAGGTGGCAAAGATGACATAGTCGCCAACTTTGCACCGGGGACCAGACGGGAACTTGTCGCCAGTGTAGGCGTCAGGCCCCATCGCCACGACCTGAGCAAGAGGGCTGGCAAGGTCTTCATCCGCCGAACGGGACTCCGGTACGTGGATACTGCCGATTTGCCGTGGAGTTTTATACGGTTTCACCAGGAGCATCCAGCCCTGGGGAACAGGGAGGAGTGGTTCCGGCGTAAAGCCCTTACCGTCCATAGGCAGGGGAGTGAGTGTTGCTGTGGACATAAATTACCCTCATGCGATGGGGTCGCCATCGTTATCGTCGTCTGCTTGTCGCCGAAGCTCCAAGAACTCGTCAAGCGCTCGACGGAGTCCAAGGATCTCTCCGCAAGCGTGGGAATACTGCTGGATGGTTTCACACCTTCCAGTCGACAGGGTTTGCACTCGCTCCGTAATCATCTCCTCCAGTTTTGGAACTAGACGATCAATGATCAAGCCATCCCTCCGTCTTGCATCTGGTCCACACGGGCCAGAAGTTCAGCAATCTGCGCCTTGATTTTTTGGATCTCAGCCGACTGCTTGGGAGCGTTCAGTTTCGCTTCCGCGAGGAACTGTTCACCCCGGTCAATAGCAGCCTCAGCCGCCATTTCTTTTTGCGTTGCGATGCGCGTGAGTTCAACCTCTTTAGTAGAGGCGAGTCGCGCCGCTTCGAGTTCGAGTTTGCGCTGCGCGATGGCAGAGTCCGTCTGCACCTTCTGTGCTTTGATCTGCAGTTCTGCCTGCTGCATCTGGATCACCGGATCCTGCGCCTGTTGCTGTGCTTGTTTCTGCGCCGCTTCGTTCTGATGCTTTCCTTGCAACCGCTGACTGGCCTCAGCCACCATCAGCGACAGGCGCGATTCAATGTCACCGGGAAGAGGTTTGTCCAGATCAGGCAGCGGGAACCCAAGTTCCATCTCGATCTGCGTGCGATAGAGATAGGCGAGGTGTTCCGCAATGTGCGCCATCGCGGCGGCGAATATACCCTGCGCCTGCGGGTTTTGTCCAAGGATCTGCGCGGTTTGCGGATCCTGGACAAAAGACATGTGAGACGTGATGTGCGCCTGATGGTCCTGCCACTCGAAAGCCTTGACCGGCTTGCCGGTGACGATCGCCATATTTTCAACCACGGCATCGGCAGGCTTCACATCATCCTTGTCGGGAATGATCAGGTTTACATCCTTGATACCACTCGACCGCAGCATCTGCCGGTGCAATGCACCAAGGTCGTACAGTTGGGGCGCGGTCTGCGACAACTGGATGGCCATCTGATACAGCGTCATGCGCTGCGCCATCGTCGCCGCATTCGGGTCGCTCACCGGGATCACGTCGATGCGCCCATCGAAGTCGGACGCCATTACCTGTCGGCTGGCACCGTACACGTCATACGGGTACCCGTCTTCACTGAGGTGGTCCTTGATGACTCGCGCCAAGATGCGGAACTCATCCTTCATCGAGGCGTGGCAGCGGGCTTGAATCGCAGACAGTACCTTCATCGCCCGTTCCATCATGGCGTAGGTGGTGCCGACCGGCGCTTGCGAGTTCACATCGCCAATCTCGGCATCGGCAATCGACCCAAGGCGGCGTCCATCGTCCACGATCACGGACAGCAGTTGCAGCAGCGTGTTCGACGGTTCCTTGTACGGCAGCGGGAAAAAGTTGTCAGCGATCTTGCCTTGCGACACGTCGACATCGCGCCACTCACCAGGACGGTGCGGAGAGTCGTCGCCTTTAACACGCAGCCCCTTCGTCTTAAATCCACCCGGCAGGTTGGCCAGAATGCCAGCGTTGATCAACTGGCGTTGAATTGATGTTGCGGCCTTCGAGGATCCGCCGATAAGGTGCAGTAGTCCGAGGCCATACGCCCCCATGCCGATGATGAAGTTGTACTGGGCAAACCAAAGAATCTTCCGCTTGGTCGGATCGTCTTCTTTCCAATTGCGGTAGATCGAGTATACGTTTCCCTTATCATCAACCGTGACAATATAAGGACGAGCAATACCATCGTCGCCGTTGAACGCTGGAAGATCGATATCGCAATGCGCCTCATACAGCAGCACGTCGTCGCTATCCACGGTGGTCGATGACGGAGACTGCTGCTTGATTTTGTCTACAGCCTCAGTCAGATCGTCGCCGTTGTCGGGACTATCCTCTATCTCGATGTCGCGGTAAACACCAGCCACCTGCAACTTGCGGATCTCGTTCTTCGGCAGGCGCATCCGTTCGGCGTAGCGAGATGCCGACTGCAGACTGCTCGCTGAATACGGGAGAATGAAGTCGTTTGCGGGGACGTATTTCGCGCACTCGCGCTGATACACCTCGTCGTAGTAGCCCTTGCGGAACGAGGATCCGTACACCGCCAGACCAAATAACAGCTTCTCTGTCTCCGTCCGGTAGTCTTCCATCTTCTCAGTCAGAAGGAAGTTCATGTACCCAGACTCGCGTTCAGCCTGGGCCATGCGCTCGTCGGTCACCTCGCCGATGATCTCAGCCTTCACCGGGCCGGATGCCGGGAAGATTTCCATGATGGCGTTCGACTGGAAGCGAATCACCGCCTCGGCCAGCATGGGGTGGATCAGGTTGCACGAGTTCGGCCAAGGATCGCTTACCTTGACATCAGAGATGCCAAGCAGCGGCAGGCGCTCCTTGATCGTATCCTCCCATTCCTTACGGGAGTTGATGTCGTCCTCGATGTTCTGGATGATGTCGAGGCCGATCTTGCGCAACTCGGTATCATCTATGAACTTGGCAAGGTTGGAGAGGTGTTCTTCTGGTTCACTTTCTTCCCCTTCCTCGCCGATCTCGACCGACCCATCCTCCAGTTCGATCACAACGCCCGAAGGCCCTTCAATCTCAATCGAGACTTCAGGGCCTTCTTCGAGCGGGATAAGGGGGGAGGTGACGCGATCGAACAATCTTTAGCCTTTGGTCGAGATTTCCAAAAAGACCCCGTTCGGATTGGGCGAGAAGTACATCCGCACCAGGAGGGCCACGTTGCACAAGCGCGTATCAAACTGATAGAAGTAATGCGCCTTTTTATTCGCCGGGAACCCATCGGCCACGATATCCTCAACCGGGATGATATTGGCCACCGTAGTCTGCATCCCGCTAGGGATGGCCACCACGGCAGGCGGCACAAAGGTCAGCGGCGAGTTCGCCTTCCAGACCTTCTCCATCAGAGGCACAAACGCCTTCGCCTGATCCAGACTCGCCAACTCGTTCAGGTTGATGCCAGTGAACAGGTTGGCATACTTCTCCAACGGGTCCACTTTAGGTGCGGCAATGATGTCATCGAAGATCGAGGTATCAGTTTTGCTCATAATGCCTGCTATCGGTATAACACTAATAGTATTGGCGGTCAACTGGAGCGTACTCTTCCTCCTCCTCGTCGAGCTTAGATTGGATAAACCCACCCATGCGGAACCGCAGCAAAGCCTGGGTCATCGAGTCGACCAAGTCATCATGCTCCCCGTTCGGGAAAAGAGCGAACTCCTCGATCAGATCCTCAGCCCAATGCCGAGCCGGTATCCATATATATCCGCTGGCGAACAGGTCGCTTATGGCGTTCACGCGGGATAGCTTATCACCAGTCCTCGATGTCGGCGTATAGTCGGACATCGGTATCCCCATTTTCCGCATGTCGTTCAACAGAGGCAGGCCAGCCGCCTTTGCTTCGATAATACAGGTGTCAGGCTGGAACTGCTTGTACTTCTCCAGCGCCTTAATTTTGAGGTCCGAATACTCCAACTTCCACTTCTGCGCATCCAGCACGATGACGTTGTAGATCGACTTGCCGTCCTCATTGGTGCTGGTGAACACGCCAACCGTCACGCAAGCTGAGTAGTCGGATCGGGTGTTCGCGGTATATGCTGTGTCCCACGACTGGATAACGTACTCGCACTTCGGCGGCGGAAGGTTATGGTCAATCTCCCCAAGTTCGATCGATCCGTCCTGCTTACGGATACTCCTCTGCCCCCATATTTTCCAGAACTCGCGCTTGATGATGGCGCTCTCGTCGGACCTAGGGTCTTGCAGGTACTGGGCGTACCACTTCCAAGACGGGAGCGTGGCTTTCAGCTTCAGTAGTTCACTGACAGGCCATCTCTGCGGCCATAAAGAGTCGTAGGATGGCTGTCCATCTGCGTCAAGTACCTGCTTCCCGTTCTCATCCGTCTTCTCAAGTAATGCTGGCAGTTCGATAATTTCCCATTGATCGCCGTCTCGCTTGACCTTCATGTCATCCATCAACCTGCCGACGAGATCGAATGGTGCCCAACGCTGCATCACGATGATGATCGACCCACCCGGTTCAATACGGCCACGGATAGAGGTGAACCAGTTATATACCTTCTCGAAGTCCTCCTTCGATGGCATCTGGTTAGCAGCACCTTGGTTGACGATAGCCTGCTCGGATATGGGATCGTCCAGGATTAAAAGGTGCGCCCCGCGCCCGACCACCGTGCCGCCAGCGCCGACCGCAAAGTATCGCCCACCCTTGTTCGTGTTCCAACGACCCTTGGCTGACGAGTCAGCGGCGAGCGATACACCAGGGAATACCTTCTTGTAGTCCTCGGAGTCGACAAGGTTTCTGATCTTACCACCGAAGTCTTCAGCCAGCGACTTGACGTTCGACGCTTGAATGATGTGCTTTTCTGGGTGCTTGCCGATGTACCACGCTGGGAACAAATAACTTAGGCGTTCTGAATTATGAGTTGGGATGAAATTCTCACCACATAAAAATAGCCCATCACTAGCGGCCACTTCAATACAGACTGTATCGCCAGTACCGCACTCTTCAGAAAAAAGCATTCTATGTATCTGTCTCTCAGCGTCTCTCGCTCGCACTTTCTTCCGTGGCAACGAGCAACTATTCGCCATATAAAAGCAAACAGCGAAGCAGTCTTTATACTGTCTTCCCTCAAAAAAAGACTTCTTCCTCGATATCGATGCTTTCTTCCCTAAGCTATTGACAATACGAGCGAACTGAGTAGCCATTTGCTCGCTTGTCGTGTAGAAGACAGAGCAACCGTCTAGTCGCACTTCACCGTCTGTATCCATCAGCCCGTTCACTAGATCCGTTCTCTGCTCAATCGAGGAGAATAAATATTCCTCTGGTATATGCTTGTTACACTTTAAGCCTAATCTTCTAAGCGGCTCATTCCACCCCCGTAAAGTCCACCCTTTTTCTCCCGTGTGAGGGGTGATGTCGACTCCGCGACTCCTGATCTTAGGGATCATAAACTCAGAGTCAGGGGCTGATTTTGAAATGGTGTTGTTGTGTTGTCCTCCGTCTCCCAACCACACCCCCAATACATATGGGTCTAGTTCCATATCCCGGTGCGGCATCTCACACGCCTGCCATAGCGGCAAAGCCGGAGGTCGCAACTCTTTCTGCTTTACGCGAATCCGCTCCGCTTGCCTGCTGGCAATCGCCTCAGTCAACTCATCCGTCCACTTTTTTGCTTTTCGATCTTTCCGCACGGTCCAAACGTGCTGGCTGTCAGCGAGCACTGAATAGCCATCACTTGTGGAGCACTTGAACAGCTTGCGGTCCTTAAACACATCTGACTTCCCTATAACCAATGTCGGCTTTCCGTTGACGCCAAACACTACGTCCCCTACTTGGATATCAATAATTCGCTTAAACCCAGACGGAGTGGGGATTTTAGTGTTTATCTCCAACGCCTTACCGAACCTAGGCGGAAGGCACACGATCGCACGCACTGGTTCACCAGCATCTATACGGTGGAAGATCTTCTCCAGTTCATCAAAATGCGGCCCTGGAATATTTCCCGGCCACATCTCGTTGACGAAGTCCTTGAAGAACAACCGGCACCGATCGCGAGTCTGCAGTTCCTTCAGCTTCGCCATCTTCTCAAACACGATCCGGCGCTTATCGTCAGGCAACCCCATGACCGCATCGTGCAGCGCCTGCGTGCCGATCTTCTGCTTGATGGCCCGCTGAATCTCTTCCATCGCGGCGAGTGATTGCCGCGCCCTCGTGTCTGGATCTACGACAGCTTTCTTTTTCTTCAGTGGTGGCACTCGTTTGCATTATACCTCTTGTGTTTATCAACGAGATTCACTACAATAACTATAGATGTGGCGCAAACAAAGCGTAGAGATTGACCCAGACAAGTGGGCGCAAGCAAAGGCGCTCGCAGCAATTGACAGAAAAACCATTCGCGATTGGCTTGATGCCCTGATCGCGGCAGCGATTGAAAAGCGAAGGGGAGCGTGATGGGACAAGACCCTGAAGTGATCGTAGGTCGCATTTGGCAGAAAGCCTTTGGCGGCCCTACTCAGTGGCTGCGGTGGGCTGACGAAAGCCATGACAACCCGCGCCGCGTATCGATGCAGCAAGCCTGCGTCGATATGGCGAAGTACTGGAACTGCACCGTTGAGAACGCACGCGAGTCGCTACTCAAGCACGGCTATGCTTCGTCGCCGTTGCGGGACTGGCGGGTGGCTGACAGGGGATATAACGAGGATCAGGTGTGGTAAGCACCCCAAAGTTCGACGAGTCCACCCACTCCTACACCACCGAAGACGGAATACCTCTGGTCAGCGTGACGCAGGCGCTGGTATCATCCGGCATCATCGACACAAGATGGTTCGATGAGCAGTCGGCGTGGCGTGGTAGCGTGATCCATAAATGCTGCGAGTTGTGGGATCTCGGTAAGCTCAAAGAGTCCTCCGTCGATCCAGCCGCTCTCGGTTACCTCGACTCCTGGCGTGAGTGGTGCCATCGCACAGGCTTCAAACCTAAGCGGGTTGAGCAGCCAACGTACCATTCTCAATACCTCTACGCAGGAACGCCGGACGCCGACAACGAGGAGTGGGACGTTGACCGCAAAACCGGAGCCTGCGCTGACTGGCACGCTTTGCAGCTTGCCCTGTACTCAAACTTTCACCCGAATGCCAGAGCGCGGAGACGCATCATTGTGCGACTCCAACCGAACGGCAAACCAATAACCGTAGAACACACGAAGAACTACGCGCTAAACCTGTCCGTTGGGTTGAGCGCGGTCAACGTGGCGAGATGGAAGAGGGAGAGATGACAGCAACACCGGAGTTCCCTGAGGCACTAACACTGCCCGAGAAAGCCAAGGCTATCGTGATCCGAACCGCCGACGACTACAAGCAGGCGGCGGAGTTCAAGATCACGTTGAGCGACTGGCGGAAAAAGATTGTCGAAGAATTTGCCCCAATGAAGGAAGCAGCTCACAAGGCCCACAAGACGATCACGGCCAAAGAAGGCGAGTACCTGAAGCCGATCACTGAGGCTGAGTCTACGCTCAAGGCGTCGATCATCAAGTGGCAAGACGAGCAGGAATCCATTCGCCGCGCTGAACAAGCGCGTCTCGAAGCGGAAGCCCGCGCTGCTGCTGAGGAAGAGCGCAAGCGGCGGGAAGAAGAAGCGCTGCAGGCGGCTATTGCGGAAGGCGCAGAAGAAGTTTACGTTGAACCTGCCCCATACGTCCCGCCTCCCATCGCCGCGCCGACGTATGAGAAGGTAACTGGCCTTGGTATCACCCGCCGATGGGGCGCTGAGGTGACGGACATCAAGAAGCTGTGCCGCGCTGTCGCTGATGGCGTGGTACCGGAGTCGTATGTATTGCCGAACATGCCTGCGCTGAATCAAAGAGCGCAGGCCGATAAACAAGCCCTGGTATTGCCAGGAGTACGGAGCATTCAAAAATGAACCCCCAACCGCCGCCGAAACCTTCGGCCACACAGACACAGAATACGACCAGTCTCATCGACCTGATGCAGTTGGTTGAAGACGCGCAACTCAGGCGTGAAATCCAACAGCAGGCCATCGACCAGATGTCCGCACAGCGGGCTTCGCTCGCCACTGGCGTAGTTGCGCCGAAGATCGAACTTCAGATCAAGTACGGTCGTGCATACGGGTTCAATGAGATCCAGTCGCAAGAATGGATCTACCTGTACCCAATGAAGGGCGACACGTACAAACCTGTTCTCGATTACAAGGGACGCGCGTTCCTATTGAAGCGTGCTGGCTACGATTGGCGTCCCGTTGAACACACCGACGCAAAAGCCGAGTTCGTTTTCTACAAGAACGGCGAGGAAATGAAGGACGCAACCGGCAAACCGCTCACGATCTGCTGGACGATTGCTGACGCGCAAAAAGCTGGCCTCGTCGAACGCGCACGCACCACGCCTAAACAAGGCGAAAAACAGGAAGCCAACGGCACCTACGACAAGTACCCGCGTCGGATGCTGTTCGCTAAAGTGATTCATGACTTCGGCGCGATCTATGCGCAGGAAGTCAGTGGTGCCGGGATGACCGATCGGTTTGATGGACCGACGATGGAAGAAGTGATTGCGGCTACGCCCATGCGGATGCCGGAAGAGATTGAAACCGTAAAGGAGCAAGTGAATGCCAATTCTGCCCAATAGCATCTACCGTGGAGTGATCCACCGCGCACGGCTGGAGACGCTGGAGAAAAAAGACGGCGGCGTAACGTCGTCGCTGAAGGTGCGGATCCAGGTTGAAGGACAAGGGTTCATCGACCACAACCTATACTTCACGCCAAACGCACTGGCGCAGACCAAGAAGGTTGTTGGAGAACTCAACCCTGAGATCTGGGAAGGAACATACCCGTACTTGCTTCGTGATCCTGAAAAGTTCCTCAAAGGCCGCGAGTGCAAGATCGAAACCGAGCTTCACGAGTTCACCACGCAGGGCGGTGCTGTCGAGCGCTCAGTGCGCGTGAAGTGGCTGAACGGCATCACCGAAGCCAAAGCGGCTACCGAGGATGACGTGTCGCGTATCCTCGGCATGATGGGCGTGGCCGACGAGTACGTTGCGCCGCCTGCGACAGAAGAACCAGTAGCGGCTGCGGACGACACGACTCCCTTCTAACAATCTCTCAGAGCGTCTAACCCACGACACGGGAAATTTCAAAAGAAAGTGAGTTAGGATTTCGGAACAGAAAGGCTGGCTTCGTCCGGGGGGATGGGGTCGGCCAAAATAAAGCCGCTCGAAAGGGCGGCTTTTCTATTGCAATCAGCTTTTCTGGTATGTTATGTTATATTCAATGGCGAAAACAAAACTCAAAACCGAACACATCACGCTACTGGTCGATAAGACCGTTCTGCGTGGTGTCTCGGCGCGGTGCAAACAACTTGGCGTCTCGCGGTCGCAGTACCTGCGAGAGCTTGTGCAGAAGGACTTGGAGGTGAAGAATGCTGGTTAAGTTCACTTGCGATAAGGGCAAAGACCAGTTGTACGTCAATCCAGACCACGTCGTGTCTCTCATCCCCACGGTCGACGGGGCAACAATGATCGTCACTGACAGCGATCACATCCACAGCCGGGTTGTTGTCATCGGTTCTCTAGACGAAGTTGCGGCCAAGCTAAATGGCGTGTCAAATAAAGCCTTCGACAAGGCATTAGCTATGGTGATCGAGTGGGAGCAGCGGAGAGGGGTGTCGGAATGCAAATCGTAATGGCGGTAGCTGTACTCGCTGGCAGCTTGGCGTTGACTTTCTTCCTCCACTCCCCCATCCGCTGCCTCCGCTTTGTCGCTCGTCACTGCTTGCTGCAGGCGCGTGGCCTTGAGGCTCGTGAGCGGGCAATTCAGGCTGAGCGGGCGGCGGTTTGGGAGGTGGTGTAGCCATGGAGAAGGCGCTGGGGCAGGTGGCGTGTGAGGCGATGGATGCGGCGTGGTCGCTGCCAGCACTGGAGTCCTGGCAAGCCGTAGCCGACGCCGTAGTTGCGGCCCACGAGGCGCGGCGGTGGAGGCCGATTAGCGAGGCGCACGAAGACTACGGCCAATGCGTGTTTATCAATATGGAGGACGCTGATACTCCGATGTGCGCCAGCACATTAGACACCGATTACGAAGAGAGTCGCGAGTGGTACGGTTGGACGCACTTTGCGCCGATTGTACTGACGAACGAGACTGCGGATAAGCTGCGAGCCACTATCCCCGCGCCGCCGAAGGAGGCCGACCATGGAGCGTAGCGCGGAGTTTTACCGGGGTGCGGTGGAAGCGCTGAACCGCGCACAGCGAGATTTTACGGCGACGGTGCCAGAACTACAGGCGGATTACATAGCCCTCCTCGCCGCCGCTGAGGCCCGCGAAGCCGGGGAGGTGAAAGCCGCAGAGTCGCGGCTGGCGGAGGCGGAGCGGGAGCGGGATGCATACAAGGCCAAATGTGAATCACTGCTCGACAACCTCAGCGACGAAGTGCAGGAGCAATTAGACCGTGACGCCCAGCAGCGGCGCGATGGAGTCCTTGAAGGCTTGGGAATGGCGTTGATTATCCTTTCGGCCAGCGATGACCCGGAAGTATCGATTAAGCAAGCGGCCCAACGGCTGCGGGAGGGGAAGTAATGGAACGGCAAGACATATCTGCTATCGAAGCCCGCGAAATGCTGGCTACCGGGGAAGGGGTAATAGTTAACGCGGCGGCACTAGAGCAGTTGTTTGCCGAGCGCGACCAGCTCCGCGCCGAGGTGGACCGGCTGCGGACAGCGCTTGACGCCTCGCAGTACAACCTGAAGAATTTACTGGCTACGATCCACCGCGACGGCGGTCAGTACCTCGCCGAGCATGGCGAGCCTAAGGCTTTTTGCGATGCGTTGGACACTGTGGTCAACACCACCGCCCGCGCAGAAGCCGCCGAGAAGGAGCGGGACGAGTGGCGCACGAAAGCGCTGGACGTGGAGAAGCACCCGGTGGTCGTGGCGCTTATGCGGGAACTGAACGAAGCGCAGTCCCTCGTAGCCGTGATACGCGGGGCGCTGGAGGAGGCTGGCGATGTGGTCCATGCGTGCTTCTGCGAAACCGAAGAGATACGCGGCAAAGTTTGTCACCCCTCGTGCACCGCAATCAACGCCGCCCTGGCCCTCACCCCGGCCAGCGCGGGGAACCGGATTAAAGTGGAGGCGACCCGTAAGTGTGCTGCGGTGCTACGGGACGATCTGATAGCGGCGGCTGGTGATGTGCAAGGTACAGAGTTCATCAACGCCATTTACGCTGCGTCTGGATGGCTGGAACAGATGGCTGACGGGATCGAAGCCGAGGCCGAGAAGGAGGCCGCGAATGGACGGTAAACGGGCGTCTGAGGTGCTGCGGGGAGAAAAAGCCACAGAGTACGCACGGGTAGAGGCGCAACTGCGAGGAGCCGAAGCCCTGGAGGCGTGGGCTGTAGTTCAGCGAGAGGGGCAGATGCCGCGATTCACGAGGGATGGCAAGTGGCGGTTTGTTTATCAGAAATGGGATGGAGTGGTGATCGCTGGCGAAGGCGCAACCCCACTCGCCGCCGTGCTGGACGCGATGGAGAAGGAGAAGGGATGACCCGCCTCCTCCTATTCTCCCTCGCCCTGGCCGCGCAGACCGCGCAAGTGCAACTAATCCGCGTGGATCTGGCCGAGGACTCCAAAGGCCGCTATCCAGCCATCGTTGACGCGCCAGTGATTTGCGGGGACCGGATTCTGGCCGAGAACGAGGACTACTGGATCGAGGGCGACAAAATGGTGGTGTTTTGCCCTTCCGGGAAGCCGGTCTGGACTTACTCGGCGGTGGTGGTGGACGTGCCGAAGCGGACGGTGCCGCCAGTGCAAAGGAGGAAGCCATGAGGACGAAAGAAGAGGCGCTGAAAACCCCGATAGCGGGGGATCGGTGGAAGATCGAAACGCACGACTGGCCGTGGAATGAATTGACCGTGATAAATCCGCTGCCCGGCGAAGAAATACACGGGCGGTATGCAGACCACACGTCCACGGTGATGTCCGTGTGTGGATTCCGCGCGTATGTGGGTAACGCCGAATACCTGGGAGGAAATAATGACGAGTGAACGGTTGGAAGAGTTGGCGCGGAATGCAGAGCGCTGGGCGGCAGGGGGAGGCAATAAAGACCTACTCGACCTCGCACGGTGCGCTCGGGCTTGGGCGACACTCGAACGCAGAGAGAATTGCGAGCTATTCGCGTATCCTGGGAGGGATAACAAATGGTCGTTCTACCCTGACCTAAAACACACCTGGATTCGCGTGCCAGCGCCCACTGCCATCGAGGCCGTCGAAGCTGCGGAGGGCAAGCCATGATCGACCTGACCATGTGGGTGCTGCAAAGAAACGGCGAACTTTGGCGCGACCGCTACGACCGCGTGCCGCTATTCGCGACTAAAACCGATGCTATCAATTACTGGGCCGACAACGTCCTGGCCTCTGACACTGGATGGGAGCCAACGAAAGTGAAGGTGAGCGATGCCAAGTAACTGGACGCGGGCGCACGATGCGTGGATTGCAGAGCATTGCGAGGGCATTGAGGCGTGGATTGACGAGTGGGGAGCCTGTTCGGCCACTGGCCGTATTTCCCACTACCTCACCGACACCGCCGCCGCCATCCGCGCGGCTGAGGCGTGGCGGAAGAAGAAGGAAGGGCGATACTACGAAACCCGTTCAGCGATATCAGATTCATTTGGTGATAAGCCTGCGTGCGCGTGTTGTTTCAATCGCTATCCGCTGATCGCTGGCACTGGTGAAACGCTTGCTGAGGCTTTGTACAATGCCACCGGAGGCCCCGCATGATCCACCGACTACGAATGGCCCGCAAGCGGCTGGGGATTGCGCGGGAGCGGGAATTGTGGACGTTGGCTTCGTTTGAGTCTGACCGAAAAAATGACTCGAAATGGGAGCGCTGGTGCCGACGACTCGACACCCTCCGCGCCATCGAGCGACGGAAAGAGAGGATCGCATGAAGACACTCCGACTCACCAAATCCGAATCCGCCGCCTACACGAACGGCGAGCGCCGTTTCTGGCGGGCGATGCGGAAGCAGCCGGATAAGACCATGGTGGCTGTATTCGACGAAAAGCCTACTCCTGAGCCGTACTGGAATGTTGGTGGCTTCAGACTACGCTCAACGGCTACTAACCCGTATCTCTGCCCATACGGAACCATTGGAGACCGCGTCCGGCTTAAGGCCACGCACGACTTACTGGCGCACGAGCGCACCATCACCGCCATCACCGTCGAGCAGCGAGACGGCAAGTGGGGATGGTTTGTGGAGGTGGGCGTGTGAAAAAAGCCACCCACTGCCGATTCTGCCAACTCCCAGGCGAGTTAATAAAAGGCGCACACAAGGAGTGCAAGAACGCCGAGACACGCGAGCGCCTGCGCGTCCGTAACGGCATCAACCCCGCCAACTACCTCTACATCGGAGATCGCGGGAAGTGCGCCAAATGCGACAAGCCAGCAGAGCGCTTGTCCAAGCTGAACCTGTGCCGCGAACACATGGAAGAGAACGCTCGCGAGGTTATGCTCAAAGCCAAGCGTAAGCACATGAAGAAGGTCAGATCAACGCCTGAACACAAGCAGCCTCGCGTCTACGTTAAGCCGCCGACAAGCCAAAAACTACAGCGCGTCACCAAAACAGAGAAGAAAGAACCGCCGTTGCCGCTACTAAATACTGAGGAAGAAAAACAGAAAATCGCTGTATTGTTAAAGAAAGCAGCAGAACACCGAATACTTCTCAACTTATCAAGGTGGGACTGATGAAAGACTCGTTGACTAAAGACGATCTCAGGAAGATCATGGCCGTTGGCGGCAGGAAATGCGCCAGCTTCCGGTGCCACCAGAACGCCGTTTCTGGCAAGTACTGCGACAGCCATGAACAAGGGCGGATTGCCCGACAAAAGGAGATAGACGCTATTCGCTTCAGCTTAGGCGATACCAAAGATTGTCCGAAAACTTGGTGAGCGTTACGGTCTTACCAGCTTGCACGGTGATATCCTCTCCCATGCAGTTGTCAGTCGTAGCGCTCTTACGCCACTCTACTGGGCCGGATGTGATGAACCGCCTCACCACACCGGCTCTCGCTGTTAATACACATACACTTTCCCGTTTGCCAGCATCTCGAACGTGACCATCTGCCCCGCCGCCGTCGTCAGCGACCGTGCAAAGTCACCGGGGTTCGTTCCACCAGTGTTGAACGTCGTCGCGGATCCAGTGATCACTTGGAACTTCAACCCAGGCCACATCCCAGTCACCCGCGTTGCCGTGCCACCACCAGTCAGGCTAACGATCGGCGGAAAGTTAGTCGCATAGGCGATACTGCTGGCTGAGATCGTCGCGCCGGGGATTGACTCGGTTGTGATGTTGTCGACGATTCTCAGGTTCGAGTTCGTGCCAGCTTGGTAGAAAAACGCTGACGCCTGCATCGCCCCAATATTATTGTGATGAATCGTCGAGTTCGTAATGTTTGCGTTAAGGTAAACCGCAAATTGCGTAGTTGATCCAAGCGAAGTTAGGTCGTAAAAACGATTGTCGTGAATATTGATACCAGTCGCAGCAGTTGCCACCTCAATACCAGCCTTGCCTGTGGCGGTCAAGTCGCACGAGGCAATCGTGTTGTCGTGGACAATCACATCCTTTGCGCTAATTAGTTGAATGCACGCCCCATTCGATCCGGCGATGTCGTTGTCTGAAAAAACAAATCTACCAGCCGAAATGTTCGTCATGTCAACGATCACCAGTGGTGACGCTGATACGTAGTTTCCTGCGATCCAAGACCCTTTAATGACAATCTGCCCTTGATCTCCGACTGTCTGAGCGCCAATCGCCAGAGCAGAATACCTGGATCTGTCAAGCACTAAGCTGTCAGCGATGACGCCAGATCCGACCATTACTGGATTGACCCGTAGTCCGTACTCGCCACGAAGAGTTGTGTGGGAAATTACCAAGCCATCGTATGACTCAACCAGAACGCCATTCCTTAAAGCGTTTACCCCAGATTGAGCAAATCCTTCATTAGTGACCAACGCAGAGTTGCTTATCGACCCGCCTGAAGACGTATTCCCAAATCCAGAAACGGCGGCTATCGCGATACCGCCACTGACGTATGCGTTCGTATATGTACTGCCTTGCAAGTCGAACGTCGTTGAATTGATAACCGTCACAAGCCACGAACCGTTCGCCTCTGTGGTCCCGGTCACGCCAGAAATCACAACCCTACTGCCCGTAGTATAGCTATTTGAAGCTGCCGTAATACGAATGGACCCGCTTCCATTGTTGGCTGCATTTGAGATCGCATACGACGGAGTCTGTGTCCACAAAACGCCATTATCAGGTTGTGCCGTGTTGGTTGTTTGAAGGTACTGGATATTGTCAAGGTCGATATTGTCGCTAGACTCTACTATTACGCCATTCCGGTCGTCCCATACCGTGATATTGTACGCGCGACTACCACAGCAAGTGATATTCCTGAACTTGATCGCCCCCTCTCCAGATGCAGCATTCATCGACGGAGCGTAGACCCAAAAATCGTGAAGCGTAACGAGTGAAGACCCGGCAGCAATTCCAGCTTGGTCAACCAGAACTATAGTTGCAGAGTAATTGGATGCCCTTGTCAACACAGTATTCCTCTGCCCTCTACCATACAGGTCAAGCTGATAGTTCGTCGTGATCCACACAGGTCCGTAAATCGTCGGGCTATTCGAGATCAACACCGCTCGCGAGTCCGCCGTCTGCGCCCAGATCGCCTCCATAATCCCGCCAGTAGCCGACCCAAGCGTGTACGATCCGCTATGCGAGTTCGCCACATACGCCTGAACCGTCCCAGCAATACCAGGAGACGAACACGTCCCACCGCCGATCGGCACAATCTCAGCCGTCCCTACCCCGCCGCTCAAATACAAGTAGTGGACGTTCTGCTTGGCCGTCCCTCCCGACGTATAGGCATTCGTGAACGTGCTGCCGACAAGATCGAACTGCGTCGTGCTGATGATCGTGATCGACCAGTTCCCGTTCGCTTCCGTCGTCCCGCCTACCCCGGCAATCGTGATCCGGTTCGACGCCTTAAACCCATTAGCCGCCGTCGTAATGCGGATCGCGCCACTCCCGTTGTTTGCCGCGCCAGTAATAGTGACCGCTGGACCTAGGTTCGTCCCCTTTACTCCGGCAGGGCATCGGCTGAACGAAAACGTCTTGTACGTCCCGCTACTGATCGCCGTGGTAAACGTCACAGGCGTGAAGTCAAACGCTCCAGATGGTATCCCAGGCTGGTTCTTTATTCCGTTATTGTAGTCAGTCTGCTGCGCGAACGCGACCACCGCCGCAATGAACATGACGAGGATGTGCATATCCCCATACTACTACTCGCCTGCGTCGATCTTTGATTGGATGTCGGTGTGTGTCATCCTCGCCCCACTTCCCGCCACCACGCGGCATCGCGCTTATCGGCATATTCCAGCGCCTCCCGCTCTCCCGCCAAGATAGCTCGGCGCTCGGCCAGCAGGGCGTCGAATGGGTGCCAGCGGCGGAATAGGTCGGATACTGCCCACGGGCCTTTGTTTTTCACTTTGCCTCCCTCTTGTACTTCTCTTCCAGTTTATTGAACTCCGCCTGCCAGTGCGCATCAGGCTGGCCGTCGTAGCCGCAGGGGGCGACCTCGCGGCTGGCGTATAGAACAAGCACCCAGGAAGCCACTGCGCCTGCGGCTAGAAGCAGGATGTCTTTGGTAGTTGCGGTCATAAAATTATTGTAGTACAGTAGCCGATAGATGTCCACGCTTAAACGAGGCCCTAAGCCTAAACAATACCAATGCGGCATGTGTAAGAAAATCATGTCCGCTCGCGAGTGGCAAAAGCACGCCCCTCGTTGCACGGGGAAACCAAAATGACCAACGAAGCCAACGCGCTGATAGCTACGAAGCTCTGTGGCTACCAAGTCCAAGTCTCCCCCGCTGGCAAATACTACATCGTGACGGATGAGGGGACGAAGCCACTCCCCGACTTTGAGGTTGACGCAGCAGAGACGCTGTCGACGGTGGAGGCGCTGTGCAAAAGTCGGAGTTGGCACATAAACACCTACAGAGTAGATCGTGGTTATCGGTCTTTGATTGAAGGAGTATTAGGTCATGGAAACACCATAACCGCAGCCATATCTCAGTCGTTGCTACGTTTAGCGGAAAGGGAACAGTGATTCACTACCACGGAGGACCAATCACTCCACGCACAGCAGCTATTGCCGCGTGGAGCCGTCGTCACGCCATGATCTCGTTTGCTAACCCAGACCAAATTGAGATTGCCGCTGAGGTATGCCAGTCTTTTTCTCTCGATAATGGAGCTTACCCGCTGTTTACCGCTGGAAAAGGCGACATCGACGTTGGTGCATATCGCGAGTGGGTTGCAACATGGTGCAACCATCCTGGCTTTGACTGGTGCCTCGTACCGGACAAGATCGACGGCACCGAGGCGGAAAACGACGAACTACTTGATCAATGGATGAGTGAAAACCAGCAGTTTGAATCTGTGCCTGTTTACCACATGCACGAAAGCCTGAGCAGAATGGATTACCTAGCGGTTACCTTTCGGCGTGTGGCGATCGGTTCTTCAGGCGAGTATTGGGAAATAGGAAGCGATAAATGGTGGGGCCGCATGACTGAAATCATGGAAGTGGCTTGCTACGGTGGAGGTGTACCGAAATGCAAGTTGCACGGGCTGCGTATGCTTGACCCAACGATCTTTTCTCAGATCCCATTATCATCCGCAGACTCAACCAACGTCGCGCGAAACATCGGCATCGATGTACGGTGGTCTGGGCCATACGTTCCGAAGTCAAAGGAAACTCGGGCGCTAGTGCTGGCGGATCGCATCGAGCATCACGCCAGCGCCTCAACGTGGAGCGGCGTTAAAGGGCCGCATTTGAACGGGAGGTTGTTTGGATAAGTATCGCCCACTGCCTGCTGCAGATCGCGGAGGGGGAAGAATGACCACTACCCAACGCGCCGACAACCTACGCAAGATAGCCAAAGCCGCTGTGCATATCGAGCGCACTCGCGATATCCCGGCTGAGCTATCCACCGTCCAGTGCATCATTGAGTCCGGGTGGCTTTCCAAAGCTATTGGCAACAACGCGTTTGGCATCAAGGCGGTCAAAGGCCAACCATTCCGCCGTGTCGTCACCACTGAGCGAATGACACCAAAACAACTTGAAGCCGAGCGAGCAAAAGGCTACAACATCGTCTCTTACAAAAACCATGTCGCCGTACTAGAACAGGACTTCGCCGACTACGCCACGCTTGAAGAGTGTTTCGAAGCGTATGCTGATCTGTTGACGAAAGGGCGGTATTTTAAAGCTCGCTACTCCAAATATTTAGAGCATCGCGACGTTGAACGCCTCCTGTCTGACATGAGTGGTAACGATGGCCAGCCTCCGTACTTTACTGGCGCTGGCTATGTCGAACTTTGGCGGTCGATCGTCAGGCAGGCCAATGTAAAGGCGGCTATTGAAGAGGCGAGAAATGCGACCTGAACACCTCGCCCTCTCCAAGAAACTCAAAGACCCCAAGCGCCTAGCCAAGCTCTTGGAGGCGCTGCGTAATAACCGGCCAGCTTGGACGATGGGCATCCAAGAGCCAGAAGAACTGATCATGGAGACGCTTGAATATATGGGGGTGAAGGTATGAAGGCACCATTTGTCGTGTCGTATGGCGGAGGCGTAAACTCCGTCGCAATGCTCGTAGGGTTTTACGAACGTCAAGAAAAACCAGACTTAATTATCAACTCAGATACCGGCGGAGAGAAACCGGAAACGTACAGCCATATGCAATTGGTTAACGGCTGGCTTCGCTCTATCGGGTGGCCTCAGATCACGGTTGTGTCTGTAGCAGACAACCCTAACGCCGTCGCAAAAACTCTTGAGGCCCAATGCCTTCGGATGGAGACACTGCCTTCCATTGCCTACGGCTTTAAGACTTGTTCACAGCGATGGAAAGCAGATCCTCAGCGAAAGTTTTTCAACAATTGGGAGTTTGCGCAACCGGCTATAAAGGCTGGGATTAAGATCCGTCAAGCCATCGGTTACGACGCAGGCGAGTCGCATCGAAGCCTGATGCCTGACCCGAAGACTGAGTTCTTCTTCCCTCTCCGCGAATGGAACTGGGGCCGCAAAGAGTGTATCGACGCGATCACTCGTGCCGGTCTTCCTGTACCAGTCAAGTCTGCGTGCTTCTTTTGCCCATCGTCAAAGAAGGGTGAGATATTAAAACTCAGACGTGATCATCCAGATTTATTCGCCCGCGCTGTGGCTATAGAGCGCAACGCGCAATCTAAGAACACTGCCGTCAAAGGTCTTGGGCGTAATTGGTCTTGGGAGTCACTGGCCGCTGCCGATGACGCGCAGATGAAAATGTTCACCGACATGATCGACACTCCGTGTGGCTGCTTTGATGGAGAGGAGGATGAGTGTAGCCTATGAACCGCCGCCAACCACCAAGATATTGTCCCCAATGCCAGCAGTGGTGGCCGGTCGACGAGATGTCGCTATACTCAGAGTTCTGCTGGAGGCATTGCCCAGTCCCAGCCATTCGCATCCCCACCACCCAGCACCCACGCATTCCTGGCTTTGATCCGCGTGACATCAGGCCCAAGAAGAAGAGGGGGAGGCCAGCGGCGCGGAGATGAGAATTTTAATCAAAAGCAATCTTACGTTGTGATAGTCTGTTTACATACGGGACTGATCCCCCGTTGTCGTTCTGCCGACTTGGAATCGAGGCCGGTAACCCCGGCCTCACCCTTTCAGCAGAACATGATTCCAAAAAAGCAGGTGCAGTGAATATGAAGCCTTCCGCGCTTCCGCGTACCCACGCGACAACAGAAGCCGAGGTAGTCAAACAGTGCGTTGAGTATATGCACTCGATTGGTTGGCGTCCAAAACGAAACCACGTCGGCTTGTTTTATACAAAAAACCAAACACCAATTCACATGGGTGAAAAGGGCGAGTCCGATTGGACGTTTACTCACCCTGGTCAGCCTGCCATATGGGTTGAGTTTAAGAAGCCCGGTGAATCGCCTAGGAAAGACCAGCTTGAGTTTATAGCGAAGCTGAAGTATTTCGGGTACAAGGCTGGATGGGCTGACTCTTTTGAGTCTTTCATGTCCCTGCTCAGTGAGTGGAAAATCTCATGAGGCAAACACTTAGGCCTTTCCAGGAAAAGGCGATCGAGGAATTAAGAGAAGGCGTTCGTCGCGGGATCAAGGGGCAGCTTTTAGTCGCCCCGACAGGAGCGGGCAAGACCACGATCGCCGCGTTTCTTATAGAGTCAGCAGTCGCCAGGGGTGGCAATGTGCTTTTCTTGGCCCACCGCAAAGAACTGATATACCAGCCATCGCGCAGGCTTGATGACATGGGGATCGACCACGGAATCATTATGGCTGGCCACAAGCGAAATCGGCCACACCTTCCAGTTCAGATCGCCAGTGTACAGACACTTGTAAATCGTGACCTTTACAAGCCTCCGTCTCTCGTCATCATTGATGAGTCGCATCGCGCTAGAGCGGCTACTTACACAACGGTTCTCGATGCACTTGGTCGCCCGATCGTCATTGGCCTTACCGCTACGCCATGTCGACTGGACGGCAAGGGGCTTGGTGGGTCGTTGTTCCAGAGAATTGTGGAATGCCCTCAAGTGGCGGAACTAACGGCTATGGGATTTCTTGTACCAGCCATTACCTATGCTGGCAAGAAACACAACATGTCGGCGTACAAGAAAACAGGCGGAGACTACCGCCCAGAAGACGTTGCCGCTGAAATGAACAAGCCTGAACTTATTGGCGACGTAGTGAAAGAATGGCTAACGAAAGCCAAAGGCCGACCGACTATCGCTTTCGCGTCAACCATTGAACACTCAAACGCACTCGTCGCTGAGTTTATATCCAACGGCATCACGGCTGAACACGTCGACGCTAATACGCCACCGGATATTCGAGATGGAATCGTTGGCCGTCTATCCTCCGGCAAAACGCAGGTGGTATCCAATGTCGGCATCTACGACGAAGGCGTCGACTGCCCTGCTGTATCCTGCATAATCGACGATGCTATTACCGCATCGCTAGTCAAATACCTTCAACGCCGAGGGCGCGGCCTGCGACCGCATCCAGGAAAAACCGACTGCATTATTCTCGACCATGCCGGGAACGTGTACCACCCAGGGCATGGTCTTCCGTCAACGCATCGAGAGTGGTCGCTAGACGAGGACAGGAAAAAGAAAAAATCCGATTCGCCAAACTATGCCGATGAAGTAAAGGTTTGCCCGGAGTGCGGTCTTGCTTACCCCATGCAAACCGTTGTGTGCGCTTGCGGATATGCTTTTTCAGTTCGCAAAGAAAGGCAAACTAAACACGCCGAAGGCGAGTTGCATGAGATCACTGACTCCGAGGTGAAGTCTTTCTCAGAGGCTCAAAAGAGAAGCCAGTACCGCTTCTTTTTGCTGCAGCAACATACTCGCTCCAAGCGAGATGGCGCTCCATATAGTTCTGGATACGCATTCGCGAAGTACAACGCAGAATTCAAAGAGCGGCCAAAGCGAGGATGGCGCAGTGAGTGGCTTGAGCAACACCCTGAGTTCGTAGAAGAAGACGCGCAACGCCGTAAAATCTGGGCAGAAACGAATACTGAAATTTTAACCACAGGATCAGCAAAGTGAATAAAACCTCCCCTCTCCTTGAAGCAGCCCTTGCTTACGCCCGTCGCGGCTGGCGAGTCCATCCGCTAAGGAAACTAGACAAGACTCCGATTTCAAAGAACGGATGCAAAGACGCCACTCTCGACGAGCAGCAGATCAGAAAATGGTGGACAACTTTCCCTGATGCGAACATCGGCCTTGCGACCGGATACGACTTCTTCGTGATCGATATCGATCCTGACGGACTTGCGTGGTACGAGGCCAACGACCTACCGGCTACAAATGAGTCTGTGACTGGGAGAAAAGGACGGCACCTTCTTTACAAGATGCCGTCCTCGACGATATCCAACTCCGCCAGCCTACTGTCTCGTGGCGTCGATGTTCGCGGTGTCGGCGGGTACATCGTAGCGCCACCATCGCAGACGCTAATTTGCACTGGCTGCGGACAAACTCCAGACAAGCATAAGACTGGATGCGAGAAGCCAGGGAATAAGATTTCCAACTATCACTGGATCGATTGCGATGGCGATGTTCCAGATGTTGAGTGTTCTGACGCTCCTTCTTGGCTTTTAGACGCATGTGTAAAATTATCAGCGCCAGCCGGTGGGAAGCCGAAATTTGAGCTTCCAGAGCGGATTATGCACCCCTCCCAGCATCACACGCTGTTCAAGTACGCCTGCTCAATTCGATCGTCGACCATGAAAACTGAGGACGAAATCCATGAACTAGTGTGGAAGGCCGCTCAGACGTGTGAGGAAATACCGCCAGAGTCGCATGTCCGCAAGATCGTCGCTGGAGCGTGCAAATACCCTGCCGGTTTGTCCGGCGAATACGCCGAAAGGGCGATGAATAAATTCCTGAAAACGATAAAAGGAGACGAACCCAACAGAACATCTTTTCAAGACGAAAACCAGCACGCCGATACAGATGAATCAGGACAAGACGACGACGGATCCGCAGATCCGAAGCTGCACCCGAATAAATTGGCGGAGAAGATTCTCAAGGATATAGGAATCATAAACGTCAGCACAAACCTGTACGAATACAGCGAAAATTACTGGCAAATGATCAATAAATCTCGCCTTCGCGCCCTGGCTATGGAGTATGATTCACAAGCCTGGACCTCCCAGAAGCGCCGTGGCGAGGTCGCCAGCTATATCGAGGACACAACACACCGCTCTACGCAGGAGTGGCGCAAACTTCAGCAGTGGGAAATTCCTGTATCTAACGGAGTTGTCGATATTCGTTCGATGTCATTGCGCCCGCATCGCCCAGAGGACTACCTTCAGGCGTGTTCCCCGGTGCCGTTCTACGCGGATGCACTGACCAGTGAACTGCAGCGCTGTTTCCGCACATATTTTGACGGCGACCCTGACCGAGATATGAAAATCGACGCCATCCAAGAGTTCTTTGGCTACTGCCTGATGCCTCATGCCCGGTACAAGAAGGCGCTTCTGTGCGTTGGCGAGTCTGATTGCGGTAAGTCTATGATTTCAAAGATAATCCGTATGCTGGTAGGTGAGAAGAACACCTGCTCCGTCAGCGTCGAGGATATGGACGACCCACGGAAGCGAGCGCCTTTACTTGGCAAGCTGGTGAACCTACTCACCGAACTCACAAGCAACGCCATGATCGCTGACGGTGGCTTTAAAACCCTCGTTTCCACCGAGGAACCGATCCTCTTCGACCCCAAAAATATCACCCCTATCATGGATGTTCCAATCTGCAAGCACGTCATCATCACGAACACCCTCCCGACAATCAACGACCGCAGCATGGGGACGTACAACCGGTTATTGATCATACGATTCAGGCACATTATCCCCATAGAGAAGCAGGACCGCGATCTGGAAGACAAGCTACAGCGGGAACTCCCTGGCATCCTCCTGTGGGCGCTAGAGGGGGCGCAGCGGCTGTACCACAACAGAGGCGTCTTCACCGCAGCCGGTGCGGAAGAGGTGCGGAAGTACCGAAAAGACCAGGATCCGATCGCTGGATTTATTTCCGACATGTGCGTTGTAAACCCTGACCACAAGTGCCACCTCCCTGATCTTCGCGATGCATTCACGAAATGGGTTGGCCGTCCAGAAGACCCACGGAAGTTTGCCGATAAAATCCGCGCCCACGGGTACGAGGTAAGCGAAAACTCGGAATGGATCGGGCCGTTCAAGAAACGGGCGGTGTACGGACTATCTATCCGCCAGCCTGATCCGAGAGGCGAATTAGGAGAGGTTGATTAACGAAACTCAACCAAGCTACACCGTCCTGTCTCGTCACCGAACACCCACCACTACAAGGTGGGTGTTTTCTTTTCGGTCCTGATTGGCACTGATCGGCACCGTTTTGGAACCCATCTGCCCTCCTTTGGAATCCCATGTCACTCATCATCGTTCCGCGCTAACCAACTGATTCTAAAGTAGTTTAGTGCCTCTGGAACTCGTGGAATTCATCTTTCGCATAGGTGCTTATACCCCTCTCCCACACCCCCTCCCTACCCCCTACCCCCCCCCTATATATTATATTTACTATTATTATTTATGAATTCCATGAATTCCAAGAGTATATAAGTATAAGAAAACAAAAGAGTTGCTACGTCACTCATCCCGGCACTCATCATCACCCGATGGATGCCATGGAGTCCGAGATGGATTCCATACCCCACCCCACACAACCGGGGTACCTTTTCCCAACCACCCCCTCGCCATATCCGACACCCTCACCAAACACCCACAAATCAAAAACACCCCCGGTGGGGGTAGCGGCAAGATTTAAGCCACAGCCGCCCGTAGAGCGACGATTTGCCTCTGGATGGTAGTCATAGGCCGGACGCCACTGAAAACGCCTCAGCGGGCCGGATTTGGGTCCAGACGTGGCTGGCATGGTATGTCAACCTGGACGCCCGACCCGCGCCCAAAGGGGTGCCTGGCTACCCGGTACCCTCTACAGACCCGCCAGCACGCAACGCCGGATGGCCTTAGATGCCATCACCATCGCCCGTTATCGGCCAGTCAACCATAGCACCACCGCAACGTGGGCAACTCATGGGCCTAACGGCAGGCCCAGTAATCAATTGATTCGACGTGGTTTCCAGCGCGGGAATCAACTCAACATCAGCTAGGATCGACTTTAAGAGCGCCTCTTGCGTGTCCGCTTCGCTTCCGTCGATATGCGTCACTACTTTTCTGTCGACCAGTTCGCCATGTTTGCGGAGGAGTAGTTCTGTCGCCTTCAGCCGGTCACTGTGACGTGGCGCGTGCTCGGCGATGTCATAGAGGTTACTGACTGCCCAAGATACTACTTCTGTAGCTTCAAGCAACCAAGCCGTGTCTAGCCATTGCGCCGCCAATGAGTGTGCATGGGACACTCTTGGGTTTAGCATTGCTTCATTCACATCCGCCGACACTGAACGTAAATCGCGATTAGGGGATGGTTCGTATGCTTGCCGATACGCCTGCATTGGCGTTTGACCGCTTGCCATTAGCAACGCGAAGTTGCGTTGCTTGGTCGTACACTCATCGAGCGCGGCTTGCAGTTCCTTGGGATAGTCTGGAACTCCTTCGTTATTGAGGAGTGCCTCTCTAAACCTCAATTGCGCATGTTTGGCGCGGCTGATGGCGGGTTTTTTCGCACGCCCTGGTGGCGCGGCTGATGCCAACATTACCTCCCTTATACCGCATTCCATCATTAGCGAGATTTATACCGCCATAAATATTTGTGATTGGACTGCATCCACGAAATCAACTAATCTGTGATTGTCGCCGAGTGGTGACGAGGAGATAAACAACATGATCTACACATACTTGCCACTTGCCTACCGCCTGGCCGCCAACATGGACGCGGTATTGTACGGCATTCGCACTCAATACGCTCACCCATTGGTTGAGCCGGAAACAATTTGGGGTGAATTCGCCGATGAAGTATGGCGGCGTGGCGGTGGCGATATCGGCGATATGCCGGAATGGATGGAGACACGATAATGAAGAACCTACAGCAAATCCAAGATGAATACATTGCAGCGTGCAATGCTACGCTCGACCGTTGGTCGCATCGTCGCAACGGCGGACACTCTGAACGCTCGCTCAGAGCCGCACGTAAACGCGCGGCAAACGCGATACTCCGATGGGGTTTTACTCCCAAGCAAGCCGCGCAAATCATCCGAGATGCGGACGACATTCTAGCGCTGGCGCGAGCGGCTGTTGACGACGAATTAAACCATGCGGTTTAGGGGGCCTGCCCCCCATTAGCGGCATCAAGGTGCTGCTAGTGGGCGATATGCCCGATAAAAGGAGAACACAATGGCACGCTATCTCTACAGCGAATTGGCAAGCAAAGTTTGCGCGATGCGCAATTGCGAGAAAACTAGGAACGCCGAATGGCGTGATAAGCATGAGGATTCAATCCTCGAACTGGTGGAAGATCATATGCCATCCGGCAGCGGATTCGACAACGGCACGTATTTTGACTTCGACACATCGCACGCCGAAAAACTGGTGTTTACTACCTCGTATCACCACATGAACGAACACGGATACTACGATGGTTGGACAGAGCATACCGT